TCACCGCCTCCGATGTTCATGCTCCCGCACCTCCTTCTGGTGTTCTTCTGTTTTCTGGATGTCCTGTTCCATTACAGGCGTCTGCTGGCAGATCTCCCGGCAGAGCTTCAGCTTTTCCCGCTCTGCCCGGATCTTCCGATTCACCTCTGAGAGCTGTTCATACACTTCTGCCTTTTCTTTCTCCAGCACCTCCTGCGGAACGCCGCTGTCCTCCAGCAGCTTCACGGCTTTCATGTACTGCTCAAACTCCTGCTCCATGCCGGTGAGCCCTTCCTCGTATAACGCTCTGCTGGGTTCCAGCGCCTCCGCGTCTGCCAGCGCCGCGTAGAGCGGCTGGCGTTTCTTCTTCCGCACATTGAGGAGGGTCCGCTGCTTTGTCAATCTGCCCAGCGTTTCCTCTGTACGATGTTCGAATGCCGCCATGTCAGCAGGCGTTGTGATGTCATTTTCCCGCAGGAACGCGAACTGTGCCTGATACCGTTCAAAGCGCATGACCGCCTGCCGCAGATGCGGCGTCATGCGGGGCGGATACTGTCGCTTTTCGATTTTGCCCAGCAGATAGAGATAATGGACATAGAGGGCAAGAAAACCGCTGTATCTGGGATGCTTCCGATATGGCTGATACGCCAGACGCGCAGGCAAGACAGGACGCAGTCCCGCTTCGATCTGTTCCAGGTTGCCCTGGATGGCAACACGGATTCCGTCCTCTGTGAACAGCGGATCTCGCCTGCCGGGATACTGGAATCGCTCCTGCCCCCGCAGGCGAAAACCCAGCCGATCACCGTGGTGGACCTCATAGCCCATGTGCTCCATGATCAGGAAAAAGTGGCCGAGATCATTGGCATCCTGAATAGCCGTCCGCAGATCCGCCTCCAGCATGGAACGAAATGTAGGCTGCCCTTTGGACTGCCGCAGCCATTCCACATAGCTGATGGCTTTGGCAGACTCTCCCGCCATGATAACGGACAGGCCATGCTCCCGGCAGAGCCGGTCTGAAATGCCGCGGATCTGCTGATAGTAACTTTGTTGGGTACTGTGGTATTTCTCACCAGTGTCCGCATTGACGGAATTGAATACGATATGCGAATGGATATGGTGTCGATCCACGTGCGTACCGATGACCGCCTCAAACCCGTCCAGGTGTTCCCGCACAAATTCTTTGGCTATCTCCAACGCCAGTTCCGGTGTGATCTCACCGGGGCGGAATGATTGAATAATGTGGTAACATTGACGCCCGTCTGTCCGGTGTGTTTCCCGCTTGGTCTGCATCATCTGGCGGTATTCACGCCCTGGATCGCAATTAAAATGTGCTGTTAAAATATGCCCATCCGTTTTGTCACCGTTCAGAACATAATCAATGGCTTCTTTTAAGCCGCCGTTACGGGGCAGGATTTTCGTAACAGCCATTACTTATTCGCTATCCGGAACATAAGCTCATATACCTGATCCAGAAGATAGAGTCCCCGTTTGGCATCCTCCGGCTTCGCAATTTCTGCATTGACGCTGCGGGCGATCTGGTTGATGTTGTTGCCGATATGATGTATTTCCGTCCGGAGCTCTTTAATTTCTTTTGTAGGGCGGGCTTTGACCGGTCGTCCCTCAATAAGCCGTGCAAGATATGCCCGTTTTGTCAGCCTGCACTCTTTGGCCTGACAGCACAGCAGCTGATACTGCTGTGTTGTCAGTACGATGTGCAGATGGTGTTCTTTCTTGTTCTCATCCACATTTTTCTCCTTCCTGCGGCGTATAGCCGCAAGTTTTTCCGCCAGCAGGCGGCATAGGGGACCGGGGTATCCTCGGCAAGCTGTGCAAATGTACATTTGCGCGATGCTTGCGCCAGCGCCGCCCACGGCGGCGTTGGCTCCGGCCCTGCGGGGCAGAGGCTCTTTTTCAAGTGGTAGGATGATTGAAATGTTGTGCGGGCGCAGCCCGCTTCCTTGCAAAAAGAAATCAGCGTTCCGGGACTGAACGCTGACGAAGACACTTTTCATTTGCGCGCTCTACCGGAATGCCGTCCAGCGCGAGGGCTTTCTTATCCGAGATAAATGCCGCGTACCTGGCATATCCAAAACCTTCGGACTCCACCAGCAGGCCGGTGTTCGCATCTTGGCAGGTGACGAACAGGCAGAGAAATGTTTCCGATTTTTCGTCGAACCTCATATTCGATCCATTTCGGGATATAAAGGAAACATCCCGCCAGAGCTCGTTCCTATAGCGGCGGTACTGCTCTTTCGGCAGTTCAATCACCTTTGTGATCTGGAACCGCGTTTTCTCCGGGAACGGAGCCTTATCGAGCATATCCCGCACACTGGCTGCTTTCCTATAAAAACTGGCTGCGTTTTCAGACATAGTTCTCCTTCCTTGGGCAGGGTGTTTTGTAGACACCCTCATAGAAAAAACAGGGTGTCACAGTGACACCCTGCTCGTTCATGGAATTATTTAGCGCTCAATTTGATGCTGTTTCTTCTTGACGGGTTGCGAAGCAGACTGAATCAAGTCGACAGGAAGAACAAAGCCTTCCACCTGCTGATAATAGCTCTCTTGTTCTTTGGTGAAAATTTTCTCAAGGGGAGCATAATTTTCGCTGGACTGCGCGGTGTTCAATGCATGATAATACTCGATTTTTTATCGTCACTTATAACAAAGGGGAGCAAGTTATTTTTCAGGCACTCTTTGAACAGGATAACACGGCCGGTTCTTCCGTTTCCGTCCTGAAGCGGGTGTCTCCGTAGCGTTGATCGCGTCCGCCGCCTTGACTGCGGCAATCCTCCGGTTTAGCATTTGATCCATAGACACCACCTCTTGGACGAACTTTTGCTTTTATTGTACCGATCTCCCTGCACTATCGCAAGCCATTTTGGCGAACAGCAGCCGGGTCACGCAACTTTTTCCAGCTCGGTTTTGATTCTTTCTTTTGCCAGATCTGCGTAGACATCCGACATCTCAATGCCGGTGGCGGAATAGCCTTCCAGAACAGCGGCCAGCACCGTTGTGCCGGAACCGGCGAAGGGGTCCAGAATGTGGCCGCCCGATTCCGTGATCTTCACGATGTCCTGCATGAGCTGCAAGGGCTTTTCCGTGAGATGGATTCGATTCTGCGGGTTACCGTATTTGAACACACCGGGGAGACACGGTACCGGACGGCTGATGGGCATATCCCCGTTGGAGCCCCAGACAATGTATTCCGCCTGCTGACGGAATCGGCCTTTCTGAGGGCGGCTGTTGCCCTTATCCCAGACAGCAGTGCCGCGCCAGATCCAACCGGCCCACTGGAGAGCGTCTGTCGCCGCAGGAAGCTGCCGCCAGTCGATGAACATACACACCGGTGCGCCGGGCTTGCTGGCCTTCCTCGCCTCATACAGCCACTCCGCTGCCCAGCGGGTCCAGGAACGCTGATCCTTGGCATCCCCATCAAAGGGAGGCGGCGCGTTCTCCCCCATACTGGAATACTTTCTGGCGGTGGACTTGTTTTTCTCGGATTGCGTCCGGCCTCCGGAAGCATACGGGGGATCGGTGATGACGGCATCGAAGGTGCCGGGGGCAAAGCCGATCAGCACCTTCAGCGCGTCACCGTGGATGATCTCCCATTTCTGATTATCGCTCATGCGTTGGATTCTCCTTCTTTTTGTTATTTGCGGGGATGCTGGGGGATAGATCCGTTTCCACGTATTCGCTGATGATTCTCAGCGCTTCTTCATAGCTGTGACAGTCGCCGCCCATAATACGGTTTTGCATCTCCTTGGCCTCGTCTGCCATGCCACACTGCCGCAGCGTTCGGCTGGCGAGGCCCATGAGATGAAAAATGTTGCCGTTCTGCCCGATGAGAGGGCAGGACGGCTTTTGACGTTCCTGATCCAATGTCTTATCGCTCCTTCCTGCCGGAGCGCCGGGGCGGCGTCCGGCCAATGGCCTTCTGATCCGTCATCACGGGAATGCCCAGATCACCGGCGCGGTAAATATGCTTCCACATGTCATCTGTCCAGATGGGTCCGTAGACATTGAGCTGCTGGCAGGACTCCAAAAGCCGCAGGGACATCTCCTTGACTTTTTTGTCCTGTTCCGGGTGTTTTGGGTCCGTGATGGGCGGAAACAGCAGATGCGGACAGATGGGGATATCGCCGTCTGCGAACACCTCCTGGGCCTTCTGCCGGGCAAATTCAATGTTCTTTTCCACATCGCCCCGCAGCGGAGCACAGATAAACACCAGCTTCGGGCCGTCCTGCGCCCATTCCGGCGTTCGCTCCCGAAACATGGACAGATACTGCCCAATGGCCTGACGCAGCGAGTCGTAATCCGCAGCGCTGGGATGATAGACATACCAGTCTACATCGCCATGATCATCCCACAGGTGGGGCATGACGCCGCTGCGGAAGTTCGGGTTGCTGGGGACAGGCTTCTTGCCCCACACGTCCTTGAACTGCAGCAGCGTTCTGTCTACCACGCCCTCCTTGCGGTTTAGAACCGTGAGGCGGATGGCGTCGTATTGATCGGCAACATGGGCAGAGAAGAATTCCGCCCGCACGCGCAGATCCTTACCAAGTTCGCCTACGCAGACACGACCGGAGTATTGCGGACGATCCATAAGGCCGCTGCCATCGAACAGCTTTCTGAGTTCCTGTTCATAACGCGTCATCGTTCCATCCCTCGCTTCTTCGGCTTTTTTGCTTGGGGAGACTGCTCCTGCTGGGGCTTGAGGATGTCCTTATCCTTACTGCGCAGGACGCGGCGGCCGCCGTCGGAGATGTGGACCGCAATATCTTTCAAGTCGTTGGAGATCTCTTCGTGGGGCAGAACAATAATGGAACCGCTGAAGCGCAAACAGCCGCGCACGGTCCCGAATACCTGACAATGCCCGGAGAGGAGCGGCCCTTCCGCACGGTCAGCACCGCAAAGGAGCTGCGCACAGCCAGATGCGCGGGTACGGCCATACATCAATGCGCCTCTCAGATATGCGTCATTTTCCACGCGGGCGGAACCATACAGAGCGGAGCCATAGGACACATAGGCTCTGTCACAGGCAATGGCGTCATTCATCAGAATTGAGTCCTGGTCCACATAGGCGCTGCCGCAGGCGATCGCGTCATTGAATATCCAGGCAGCGTCATCCGGGTCAACAGCCAAATTGCTTTCACTTTCCACGAAGCCGCCCAGGTCTCCAGCCTTTGCCCAATCGCCAATGTCCTGCAAAGCACGAATGCGGTGGAGGAAGGGATAGGTCTTGTGGGCGATGTCAGTGATCTCATATTTTGAATTGCTCATTTTTCATTTCTCCTTTACGCTGCCATTTCGAAGGCATTCTTCTGCGTGCCCTCTGCGCGGAACCGGGCATCAATGTCCGAAAAGGTTTCCGCACGGTTGAATTTCTCAGACACCTTTCCGGGGAGCGCCTGCAGCTCCAGCATTCTTGCCCAGAGATCTGGATGGTGGTCATAGAGGTGTCGCAATTCCTTCTTCTTGGCATTGGGACAGAACCAGCAGCCACCGCGATTGGTAAACTCATAGACAGGCGACAGCAGCCCCGCCTTACGGCAGAGCTGCTTGGCATCATCTTCCGTATAGTGGTACTTTTCCAAAAGGGACACCTGCGGCCCGGTCAGGCGTAGCAGGCGTTCCTGCTCATCTCGGGCGATGCCGATGTAATGTACCGTATCGGGTGGCAGTGTTTTCTGGTACTGGCGGATGGGGCGAATCTTGCAGTCCCGCTGAACATAGCACTTTCCGCAGATAGAAAATGAGCGCAGCTTTCCTTTCTTCGGCCCGCGGGTGACCTGTCCGGTAAACAGGTCCACATAGGTCTTGTCCGAGCGAAGCACACGGATCGGTACACCCATCTGCTCCAGTCGCGGGAGAGCGGTGTTGTAGATAAAGTCCCGATGCTCCGGCACCTCGCCTGAAATGGTTTTGTCGAACATCACTTCGCAGTAGACCGCCTCATCCAGAGGCTCTCCATGCTCCAACGCCAATAAGATCGTGGCAAGGGAGTCCTTGCCAAAGGAACAGGATGCAATGTGCTTCAACGCTGCGACACCCCGGCTTCCTTGGCGCGGCAGGCACATTCCAGAGGTTCTGCCATGTTTGTCTGTTCCCACGGGGCCTGCTCATGGGTGAAGTGGCCATAGTTGCAGAATTGGCGGAAGATGGGCTTGTCCAGCCCCAGCGTGCGGATCATGCCATCCGGCGTCAGGTCGAACAGCACGCAAATCGCCTGCTTCAGCGCATCGTCGGTAAACTTGCCGGTGCCGTGAGTGTTCACCTCCAACATGACAGGCTTTGCCTTGCCGATGGCATAAGCCAAGCTGACGGTGCATTCTTTGGCGATCCCTGCGGCTACGACATTCTTGGCGATGTAGCGGGCCATGTAGGCGCCGCTGCGGTCTACCTTGGTACCGTCCTTGCCAGACAGCGCGCCGCCGCCATGGGGCGCAAGACCGCCGTAGGTGTCCACCATGAGCTTGCGGCCCGTGAGACCGGTGTCTGCTTCAAAACCGCCCTCCACAAATCTGCCAGATGGATTGATGAGGATCTCCGTGTGCTCATCCGGAGGAAGCTCTCGCAGCGCGGGCAGGATGACGTACTGCATCAGGTCGCGGCGCAGGGCGTCGAGATCGGCGTCCTCTTCGTGCTGGCAGGACAGCACGACTGCGACGATGTGCTTGGGGAGTCCGTGCTCGTATTCCACTGACACCTGGGATTTGCCGTCCGGGCGAAGCTCCGGCACGATCCCCAGTACACGCACATGAGACAGCATGCGTGTCAGGCGGTGGGCAAACACGACAGGGAGGGGCAGAAACTCCGGTGTTTCACCGCAGGCATAGCCATACACAATGCCCTGATCGCCCGCACCGGTATCCTGTTTGCCCTTGACAGCCCCTGCGATGTCGGGACTCTGCTCATGGGTGATGACTTCGACCTCGTAGTCGCTATCGCCATATCCGGCTCGCTGCACGGTCTTGCAGATGATGGCGGGGATGTCCGGGAGCTTCACTGCCGTGATCTCGCCGGCCGCGGTGATCTTACCTGCGGTGGCCATGACCTCGCAGGCCACACGAGCGGAGGGATCGTGCTTCAGGCAGGCGTCCACCACGGCGTCCGCAATGGTATCGCAGAGTTTGTCCGGGTGGCCTTCGGTGACAGACTCGGCAGTCAAAATATAGTTATCTTTCATTTTCGTGTTTCTCCTTCTTGGGATGATTTTTGTGAGGCTCGGGCCGTATAGGAACCGAGAACACCATTTCATTGGTGTACTTCTTCTGGTACTTTTCGATCTGCTGCTCCGTCAGGGAGATAAAATCTTCGCGCCCGACTCCGGCCATGAAAAAAGTGCCGCAGACAAAGTCATACGGCACTCCGTGGTCATCAGTCAGGGCACGGTTCATGGGAAGGCCCAGCAGCTTTCCTTCGTCGTTGCAGACAATGCAAACGGGTTCATCGAAGGCATAAACGGCCTGAATCGTGCCGCCTACGATCTTCTGCATGGATTCGAGGCTCCCGTCAATCTCCTGCACAGTGGGCGGAGTCATCGGCTCCACCACGAGGATCTTGAGTGTTTCTTTGCTGATAAGATTCCCTCCTTTATAAAATAAGCGGCAGCAGCAGTCTGAGACTGCCGCTGCCGGTATGGTGGTTAGTTTTTTGTTTTCAATGCCAGTGTCTGCGTTTTCAGCAGTGCGTTTTCGAGCGCGCGCTGGTCCTCGTAGTCCTGCCACCAGTGCGGGCGGAGAAAACTCAGTGCCTTGGTGGCCCAGATATAATCATCCCGCCCCAGAGACTCTTGCACGAGTCCAAGTCGGAACTTTTCGTATTTCTCCCGCACTGCAGCATCCACGCTGTCCCGTTCCAGATACCCATCCAGAAACCCACAGAGAACAGCCGCTTCCTCTGTCGTATAAAACACTCTCCCAGCACTCCTTTCACACAAACAGGCATCATTGTAGCATGGAGTGCCGGTTTTGGGAAGCGGCGGTTTCCACAAGATTCCACCGCAAAATTCGGCACAAACGCTTGTTCGATTCCGCGCGGCGTGGTATACTGATCGTCAGAAACAAGGGAGGGGGCGCGCTGATGCTGGAGAGACAGAGAATATACATTGCCATCGATCTAAAGTCGTACTATGCGTCCGTCGAGTGCATGGAGCGCGGTCTTGACCCTATGACAACAAACCTTGTGGTGGCGGATATCAGCCGTACCGAGAAAACGATATGCCTTGCGGTTTCGCCAGCCCTGAAAGCCTACGGGATACCCGGCAGAGCTCGCCTCTTTGAGGTGGTGGAACGCGTCAAAGAAGTCAACGCCGAACGTCGGCGTAAGGCGGGCGGGAACCTCTTTGAAAAAAGCTATGATGCCCGTGACCTGGCGGCTGACCCATTGCGTGCGGTAGGCTATTTGGTCGCGCCGCCCCAGATGGCGAAGTATATTGAGATTAGCACCCAAATCTACAACGTCTACCTCAAGTACATCGCCCCAGAGGACATCCATGTCTACTCCATCGATGAGGTGATGATCGACGCCACCAGTTATCTTGGGACGTATCACATGACGGCGCGGGAACTGGCTCGAACCATGATCCTTGATGTGCTGCGCACAACGGGGATCACCGCGACCGCGGGGATCGGCACAAACCTTTATCTTTGCAAGGTCGCTATGGACATCATGGCCAAACACGTCGCGCCGGATGAGAGCGGCGTCCGGATCGCGGAGCTGGATGAAATGAGCTACCGCAGACAGCTTTGGACACACCGCCCCCTGACCGACTTCTGGCGTGTCGGAAAGGGCTATGCAAAGAAGCTCGAAGCCATCGGCATCTACACCATGGGCGATGTCGCGCGCTGCTCCATCGGGAAGGCCGGGGACTATTATAACGAGGCGCTGCTCTATAGGCTCTTCGGCATCAATGCAGAGCTCCTGATCGACCACGCCTGGGGCTGGGAGCCCTGCCGGATCTCCGACGTGAAAGCCTATAAGCCAGAGACAAACTGCATCAGCTCCGGGCAGGTCCTTCAATGCCCTTATGACTACGACAAAGCACGGCGCGTCGCGCGGGAGATGGCGGAAGCTGTTTCCCTGGATCTTTTAGAAAAGCGACTGGTGACAGACCAGGTGACGCTGACCGTTGGATATGATATCGAAAACGTGGCATCCTCGAACTTCCGTGGGGAAACGGTGACGGACCCCTATGGCAGAAAGATCCCAAAACATGCCCATGGAACAGCCACCCTGACGCGAAAGACATCCTCTGTCCACTGCATCACCGATGCGGTGCTCGACATTTATGACAGCAAGGTCGATCCGAAGCTGACCGTCCGACGCCTGACGATAACAGCCAATCGGCTCGTGGGGGAGGATACGGTTCAGGCCGAAACGGAAGCCCCTACACAGTTCAGTCTGTTCGACGACATTGCCGAACAGGAAAAGCAGGCGGTGGAGGAAAAGGCACGGCTCGAGCGTGAACGGAAGCTGCAGGAGGCCATGCTGGGCATCAAGCAGAAGTTCGGGAAGAACGCGATCCTCTCAGGGGGGAGTTATCTGGAAGGAGCTACCGCCAGAGAGCGGAATGGTCAGATCGGAGGACACAAAGCGTGAATAGAAATTACGACGATATCATCGGACTGCCGCACCCGGAGCCGCAGACGCATCCGCGGATGTCGCTCCATGATCGGGCTGCGCAGTTTTCTCCTTTTGCAGCCCTTACCGGCCACAGTGCTGCCATAGCGGAGACAGGAAGACTCACGGACAGCCGCGTGATTCTGGACGAGTACGAGATGGCTCGTGTCGATGATGCACTCCAAAAACTTCAGGAGCTGCTGCCCCAGAAGCCTGTGGCATCCATTACCTACTTTGTGCCGGATGAGCGAAAGGCAGGCGGAGCCTACCAGATGATACACGGCACTGTGAAGCGGATCGATGCTGTCAACGGAGTACTCCTGCTGACAGACCAGCGAACTATCCCGATTACAGACATTTTTGATGTATCAATCGAACCGCAATAAATCAGTGACGAACATATTTTTGCAGGCGCCGTCTTGGAAGCAATAAGACGGTGCCTTTTTCGTTTGTCTTGATCCGAAACAATCTGTATGGATGCGACACGACAGCTGCCGCACCCTTGTCAGCGCTCCTGCCCTTTCGGTTTTACTTTATTCCTCTTTTGGGGCCTATCTACTTTGCCGCTCCACACCTCGTCGATGGTTCTATTCCACGCTTCCTCCAGCGATTCCACTGACAAGCCGTTGGCCTCGAAGCCTTGTTGGATCGCGCGATAATAGTATGGGGACGGCAATGCAGGCTGGCGGCACATTGGTTCTGCCATGATGTAGGCCATGACGGAAACGGCTGCGCCATCTGCGGTCCGCACAGATACCTGCTCCTTGGTGTAGTGACGGGGATAGCCTTCGTAGCGGTCCAGCGCCCGTTCAGACTCCGGTGTGAGCTTCCATAGCAGACCGTGGACGACGCTGCCTTTCTTAGGCGTGACAGTGGCAAAGCCACTGCCGCGAAAGCGCAGCTCATAGTTTTCCAGCGTCACAGGACCCACGATCTGGGCGTCGGGGCAGCGATGCGCCATCTGTTCTGAATTGATATTGCTGCCGTAAGCAAAATACAGTGTCTCTTCCATATCAGTCCTCCAGCAGAGTGAGTCCGCCAATCTTATCCAAATGGCGAAACATGGCCCGTGCCTGCGCTTCTGTGTCTCCCTCCGGCAGCGAGCAATCCATCCCTGTGGTGCGGATGACATTGCTCTGTAAAAACCAGATATAGCTCTCGATGTCCGGGAACTCTGTTGGATCAAAGGTCTGATCCCGCAGACGGCCCATGATCTCCGTGGCCGTTCCCTCATAGACGGTTTCTTCGATCTGTATCTTCAATGGCTTCACCTCTCCCTTTCTCTGGATTTTTTCTTCTTTTTATTGGCTTCATAAGTATCCTTGTCATAGCGATAAGCCCGATCACCCTCCAGATTGGCCAGCAGATGATTGCGGGTATTCTTGAACTCGTCACCGTTGAGTCCCAGCCGTACCAGCCAGACGCGGAAGGTGAACAGTTCGTTGTCACTATGGGTCTTGCGCATGACCGTGCTGCGCTGGGCGATAGCCTGGGCGGAGATGGCAAGGCACAGATTCACATAGGCAGCAACTTTTCCCGCGTGGAGCGTGGAATTGAAGCATCGCCATTCCACCGTCCCCCGGTAAAAGACCGAATGCAAGTTCAGCGCATAATAGCGGGTCCAGTTATAGTGGTCTGCGCTGCCGTTATCCCCCTCATACCAGATATTCTCCAACTGCGTCAGATCCCTTGTCTCATCCGACGAGAGCCTGCGTGCCTGCTTCAGCATGGGTTCCCGCACCTTCTGACACCAGCGGGACGCCCGGCTTTCATTGACCTGCAGCGCTTTGAATAGGATATCCTCCTTGGAGTACATGATGCCGATGAGGTTTTTCAGACTCTGCCGGTTATGATTGGCGGCATCCACATGGACATGGATACCGCAGGAGCTGTTAACTTTGGCCCCGGCATGGCGCACCTGACGAACACATTCCTGCAGCTTGGGCAGCTCCGCGTAGGTGAGTTTGGGCGTTACCATCTCGACCCGGTATTCGATGTCACCGGTGCGTATATACCCGCTTTCCGTTTTCATTTCCGTAACAATACTGGAATCGCTCATGATGCTCCATGCCTTGCCATCCGGGTCTTCCACGCTCCATTTATCGTAACCGCCCCCCACATAGTAAGGTTCTGTGCCAAAATAATTGGCCAGCGCCCGCGCAGCCTGCCTGCGAGTGAGTCCCGTCATCTCGACCTCAACGCCAAAGCACTGATCCTTCATTCCGATCATGCTGCGGCACCTGCTTTCAATTCCTCGTCCACTGCCCGGATACGCTTGGCAATTGCCTCAATTACATGGACGGTGACGCTGTTGCCCGCCTGCTTATAGGCCTGAGCGTCGGACTGGATGGCGAGGATGCGGTCGATCTGCCATTCCTCAAAGCCCTGGAGCCGCAGGCACTCGCGGGGCATGAGACGGCGGATACGCCCGCCGTTTTCCACGATCCCTTGGATACAGCTGGTTTCCAATGTATGGGCAATATTACGCCCAACGCGCCCGCGGCGGGTGTTGCTACCTGCATAACCGAGATCCACCGTATCGCCGGGTTGAGCCTCCTTGTACCCCTTCTTAGTCGCCTCCTTGATGAGCAGGACACCGGAGCGCTCGCCTTTACGGTTGGACAGTGTGGTCTGTCCATACCGGGCGGTGAGACAGCGGGCAGCGTCCGTTTGCTTTGGATGCCCGCTGCAAAGGTCTACCAGCACAGCGTTTTGTGTTTGGTTCCGGTTGATTCCTCTGAAATCGCTGGCGTTCAGCGGAATTGCTGTATCCCGCTTTCCGACGATCCCATCTTTCCGGTTAAAGCCCACCAGGTATAATCCGGTTTTCCCACCCATACCGCCAGCCCCGGCTGTCTGAGTACAGGCTACTCCGTCTGCGTCATAGACACGGGAGCCTTGCGGCCCTCCGAGGACTTGTACAAGAGCTTTTCCACCTGTGCCGAAGACAGGTAATATTTTCCCGGCGCATCGGGGATCAAGATATCCGATAATGAAAAGCCTTCGCCTTGATTGAGGGACTCCAAAATGTTTGCTGTTAAGCACAGACCACTCGACATGATACCCCAGGTCATCCAGTGCGGAGAGGATGACCGAAAAGGTTTTCCCTTTGTCATGCGATAAAAGTCCGGGAACATTTTCAAGCAGCAGATACGCAGGTCGTTTGGCTTGAGCCAATCGGGCAATCTCAAAGAAGAGAGTTCCTCTGGCGTCGGCAAAGCCCCTCCTGCGGCCAGCGTTAGAAAATGCCTGGCAGGGGAATCCTCCGCAGAGCAGGTCGAAGTCCGGCAGGTCTGCGGGGTCAATTTGGGTTGCGTCCGGATAGTATCGTTCCTCCTTTCCCGGTTCGTAGATTGCTTGGTAGCTGGCATTGGCGTATTTGTCGATCTCACAGTGTCCAACACACCGGAAACCGCCCGCGCGGGTCAGCCCGGAGCGGAAACCGCCAATACCAGCGAACATGTCAAAGTATCGAATCAGGCTGTATCATCTCCTTCCTCCTGCAGCGCGGCAAGAAAGCCGAGGACATCATCTTGGATGCTCTCGGCTTTTGGCGCTGCTTCTGTGATTTTGATCTGGCTGTCCTGTAATTCCTGACGAACAGCCTGACGCACAGCGTCCAGCAGTTCCTGCTGATTTTTGTGTTCGCAGATCATGCGGCACACATGCTCCGTGCGCTTACCGGCAGGGATGTCCATCAGCCGTTTCCATGCCTGCCGCTGGATGGGTGAAGCCATGGAGAAGGACAGGTTCAGCCGCTTTTTGTTACTGCTCATGCTTTTGTTCCAGCCGCTCCGTCAGCCATTCGTAGCCCTTGGCATTCAGAGAAACATCGTCCAGAATGACGGGCCTGCACAGTCCGTCTGCAACAGAAACATGGCGCTTGAGCAGCGCCGCGCCGCCGCCAAGAAAAACAGCGGGCATGGCGCGAACGTCCAGACCACTCTCTGCAATGGCGGAGAGCAAACGCTTGGTGTAGCGCTCCGCTTCCAGATGGATGATCTTTTTCGAGTCCTCATTCACATGGCTGGTATCGCTGCGCAGGACACTTTCGATTTGCGCCGCCGTCATGGACAGGCCGAGGCTGCGGCGGATCTGTTCACTGATTTCATCCAGACAGCGGATCATGCCGAGTTCCAGGCTGCGGCAGGTGGCGGCGTTGGGGATGCGGTTATCCAGCCGCATGAGATCCACCGTCCAGCCACCAATGTCCGCCACAATGACGGACGGCTCGTTCAGCAGGCCACTCTGCGTCAGCACCGCGGCATAGCCCTGCGGATACAGAGACACTTTGGAGATTGTAATGGTGTAATCCAGGCCTTCAAAGCGGAAGGACACCGGCTTTCCATCCCGGCACAGGTAGTCTCGGAAGGCTTTTTTGTCCCGGCCAAAACTGGTGAGCGGCAGGCCGGTGGCCAGATGGACATCTGCCATAGTCCCCGCATTGCGATATTCCAGCTCTTTTGCAATGGCGGCAAGGGTCAAGAGGTAATAGTCCTCCGCCTGCGTCTTATCCTTCTGGAGAGGCTGGCGTCCGCTGCCCACCACATAAAATTTGCCACCGTATTCCAGCACATTGCTCAGCGTGTACGGCTCGTGCTCATAGGCCACAAGACCGGAGGGGAATGCGAAGTGCGCGGTTTTCATCGCGGCATAGCCGTGATCCACGCCGATGATGATAGATTCGCTCATCTGGCGTCACCGCCTTTATGTTGCTGCGGCTTTTTCTTGTTTCCGTGTTCACGGTCGAACTTTCGCCCTGCGGCAAGAAGATCCCGAATCTCTTTCAAGTCGCAATTCCAATCGCAGCCCTCTTGCTGCAGCTCGTATTGATACGGATACTTTGCGCAGAGACGGGGAATGAAAGCGGGGAGAGCTTTCCAGTCACGCGGATATTCAATCCCTTCTTTGTAATGGATGTCCTTCACAAGTTCGTTTTCAAGGGCGAGAAGATAATCATAGTCGAGGTGTTCGAATGCGTACTCGCCCGTGAGTCTTTTATAGGCGTAAGCACCTACATAGCCTGCTGTTTCAAAGAAGCAATCCGCATACGGCTCTACATCGGCAAGGGAGTCCGGATCTGCCAGAGCCGCCATATAAACATCTTTCCCCTGAGCGATGAGCCAGGAGCGAAAGTAACTGAAGCTGTCATCGCTGCATCCGTCCACTCGGAAGATCTTGGCGGCATCCCACAGACCGTATCGAAAGGAAAGGTCTTTATATGCATCCATGTAATTAAGAAACATCAATGACTGATCGGGCCCCAGCCCTGCGAGGCGGTCGATCATATACTTTGCCCACGCATCAGTGTCCTGCCCGCAGGTATCTTTCGCCTCCTGAATCAGCGCCCAGAAGGTGTCTTTGTTGATCTCGGTGATATTATCGTTCATGTTCTACCTCTTTCTCTTTTTTATCTGCTCGTTTCAATAGGCTGCCGAGCCCCATGCTGTGCAGCGCATCTGCGTAGACTTTTTCACGGAACGCCTTGTATTCCGGCGTGGTGGTATCCACCTTGCCGAGGATCGCCTCTTCGTAGGTGGTTCCGGGGACGATCTTCCATGTCACTGCGCCGAAATGCGCTGCTTCCAGATAGCGCAGGAGGGTATGTCCGTCCGCCGCCTCAAACGCGCCCCGGTTATCTTCATAGGGGAAAGCGTCATAGGGCTGGAAGCCGGTGATCCGCTGCGCGGCGTGATACAGCCGAAAGCCATCCTCATCCAGCTGCGCCGCGAATTTACAGTAGATATCCGCCGCTGACAATTCACGCCGCTCCATCCGAGGTCTCCTTTCTCACCCAAGAAGCGAAGCGTTCCAAGAAGCGAACACGCTTGCGCACCTTTCCGGCAGACACATCCAGTCCGTTCATCTGTGCCTGGATGCGGTGCCGAATGGCCTTCAGTTTCTGCGGATCGTTGCAGCAGTCCACGATGACATACTCACCGCCACTGGCGGCCAGCACCTCACGCTTGCCGGCCTCATCCCGAATGGTAGACATGAGACGCTGGCCCAGCCGCTTCCGATAGGCGTCCTGCAAAGCGTCTATATCGCCGCAGACGCCGTGCCGCTTCAAAATGGCGGCGATCTCCTGAGAACTGATTCGGGTCTCCGTGGACAGCCTGCCCAGGATCTCCCTTTGGGCGTCAGGAGGGAGACTGGGCGGTGAAGGACTTTTCTTCTCTTTCATCGCGTCGGTTCCTCCTTTTTCGGCTTTTTCACGACAGTGGACAGCTGCATAGCCTGTGCAAGATATTTGCCCTGACTGTTCAGGTATTTTGCCATCTCACGGACGCTTTGACACCCAAACTCCGGTTCCTGAAAACCGCCGCGCTCCGTATACAGCGTCCATTTCTGCTTTTCATAAGGGCAGTCCTGAGACACCACAAAGTACCGTCCGCAGCGGTCTCCCTCCAACGGCTCAAAGCGCACGTCATCATAGAGGGGGACGTCCAGAGGACAATTGTTTTTGAACCAGACATAGTAATTGTCCAGAATGTCAGGCTCCGTGATCCCCATGACCACCCTGCCGATCCGCTGCAGCCTGCCGGCAAGGGCAGAATCAGCGCAGAACCAGTCATACCAGCCTGCGCGGATCTGCGTCTCTCGTGATCTGTCCCGAAACGCACCGCTGCGGAACAAGTCCTGCCACTGGCGGACGGAGAGCATCTCCCTCATGCCGCCACCTCGTCGGGGTCGTCATCCGTGGGATCGGTGTTCCGCCAGTCTGACGGCAGGATCTTCTGCTCGATGATATCAGCGATGCTCATAAACATCTGGGCGATCTCACGGGACTCCTTCACGGTGTCGTGCAGTTCTTCCAGCGTCATGCGGGTGCCTTCCGTCCAGCAGCGGACGTTTTCTTCTGTGGCTGTCAGGAGGGCAGCCTTTTCGTAGGCTTTACAGAACAGATTGGCGACCTTGCCCCTGCGGTCGATCTCCGCATTTTGCTGTTTGAGGTCCTTCTTTGCCTTTTCATATTCCAGCAGCTCCGCGGCAGCCTGCTCGCGCTGATCCTCCGGCACATCCTGAAGCTGACGGGTCAGGTCATAGCCCTTGTTGATGGACAGTTCCTTCTTATCAAGCGCCTCCTTGATGGCCTCCGGAGCATTCTCGTCGATCTGTATGACCTTGCCCATCGTGCGCTCGCCCAAGCCGACCGCTTCGGCCAGCTCCTTGCGGGTATCTACCGCTTTTTCAACAGAAGGAAGGTTTGGCAATGTTGCCGAACCTTCCTCGGCCTCGCTGGGGCGGAAATTCTGTCCGCCAGCAGCCATGTTGGCTTTTGCCTTGGCTTCGATCTCCGGTTTCAGCTTCAGGGCAATCTTGCCAAGCTCCCACTTTTCCAAGTTGCGGCGGCCCTTCTGGGTATCGAGCGCCCACTGCTTGGCCTCCAGCAGATCCTCAAACGAGAAAACGGCCATCGTGTACGGCAGATCATGCTTTTCGCACAGCGCCTGACGGTTGTGCCCGTCGATGATAACCATGTCCTCGTTGACGATGATGGGGGAGTAGCAGCCGTTTTTGATGAGATCCGCTTCCAGAGCGTCGAGCTGCTCCGCGCTCAGAGGTGGGAGCAGCTCGGACATCTCCGGCAGGATCACAGGGCTGCGTTCAGCGCTGGTATATGTGATCCCGGTATTTTTCATCAGGCAGCGACCTCGCAGCTGGTCTCATCTTCCATTTCCTGCGCGGGTTCCTCTACCTTGCGGGGAGAGAGAAACTCTACCTCGCTGGCTTTGATGAGAAAACCGGGCTGGCGCTCCGGCTCATTCTCAAAGGTGATGGTCTCGAAGTCTCCGGAGGCAGCCAGCTTGCAGCCCTTCCAGGCAAACTCGGCACAGCGCTCGGCCAGCGGGCCGCGCACCTTGACAGAGATAAAGTCGGTGAGCTTCTTGCCGTCCTTATCCTTATAGCGGCGGTCCGAGGCGATGCGCAGGATAGCGTAGGGCTTGCCGGTGGTCTCGTTCGTTTTCAGGGTGACGTCGTTGGTCAGGTTACCAATGGCAGTGATCTTCAGCATGGTTCAGTTCTCCTTTGTTTTATATAGTGTAGATGATGGAAAAGCCGCCCTCCCGGCATGGGAGGGCGGCAGAGGGAAAGTTACTTGCTCCAGGTCTCGTTTTCGCCGAGAATGGAGGTGTGGGCGTTAGCAGCTTCCATGACTGCGTAGTACGCCCAATGCTTGCCGCTCATATCGCTGAACGTATTGAGCTTGCGAAGGTTGTCCGCAATGTAGCTCTCATCCGCCTCGCGGGCCAGCAGGCGGTTGACGATGGTGACGACCTCAGCTCTGGAGATGTTGCGGTCTGCGCGGAAGGAACCATCCTCGTAGCCGTTGATCCAGCCGCTCTTGGCAGCGGCCTTGATGTACTCGGCGGCCCAATAACCGTCGCTGACATCGCCAAAGTCCTTATACTGCTCCATGATGACCTTGTTGCCGTCGCCGTACACATCGAAGAAGCGAACGGCCAGCGTGGTAAACTCAGCGCGGGTGATGGCGTCATCAGGGGCGAAAGTGTTGCCGCTCTTGCCGTAGGTGACGCCGTTGTTGTTGAGGTACTTGACGTAGCCGGAGTACCAGGCGTGGGCGGGAATATCGGTAAACTTGGTGTTGGCCGCGGTGGAGATGGTGTCGCCGTTCTTATCTGCCAGCAGACGGGCAAAGATGGCGGCGGCTTCGCTGCGGGTCATGCTGCGCGCGGGGCCAAAGGTGCCGTCCGGGTAACCGAGAATATACACGCCGTGGCGCTCGGTTTCCTCCATCTCGGGGACAGTCAGCTCACCGTTTTTATCCATTTTGCCGCTGGCGGTCTGGTTCAGATCGTTCTTGACGGTGATATTTTTATTCTCCTGCGGGACCTTCTTGTAGTCGGTGACGACGATTGTCACCTGATGCTTGGCATCCATATCCGTGCCATCCGGCAGGATGATCGAGATATTGCCGGTCTTGCCGATGGAAACATCACTGCCAGGAATCGGACGCTTGGTGTCCGTGCGGATGACTTTGATGGTCAGAGTCCAGCGGTTGCCGTCTGCATCCTCATAGCCACCGGTGACCTTGCCGTCCTCATTGGTCTTGCCACTGCCGGTGGGAACGGTGATATGGCCCGCGGCGTCGGTCTTACCGGAGGAGTAGTTATCATTCTTGTCTGTAACGGCAATGCTCATGCCCGGTACAGCGCTCTTATCCTTGACAAGCTGCACGGTGACGGTCGTCTGGTCGGCATAGTCCAGCAGGCGGCTATTCGGCAAGCGGATGGAGATGCTGTTGTCTTTGCGAAGCGTCACAGAGGCGTTGGCAACGGGGTCCTTGGTGTCGGTATCGGTGACGGTCACGAGATAGCCGCCCACGATGGCCTCGCCCCTGCTGTCCGTGGTGCCACTGTTGTAGATCTTGTCGATCTCGGCGGTTTCCAGCGTCTCACCGCAGTTTTCGCATTCCTTGTGCTTGCTGCCCTCGGAGTCGGTGGTCGGCTCCTTGTCGATGATCCAGTCGCCCGGCTTATGACCGGTAGGCTCGGTGTAGTCGCTCTTGTTGCTGTCACCACAGCGGGTGCAGGTGTTGGTGGTGTAGCCCATCTCCGTGCAGGTAGGAGCCGTCACTTCACTCTTGTAATCGTGACCGAGCGCATTTTTCAGCACAGCGCCGCAGCGGGTGCAGAGCTGGGGTTCCGTGCAGGTGGCAGGATTGCCGGGAATATGACCAGCAGCCTCGTTGCCTTCAATACGGTGATAACCGCAGCGGACGCAGCGGTACTCCATAACGCCCTCGCCGGTGCAGGTGGCGTTGGTGATGAGAGTGCCTTCATCCCAGCTGTGGCCCAGCGGAGCGGTGTAGTCCGTCACGAAGCTGCTGCCGCAGCCATCGCAGCGGTGGATGGTCTTGCCGCCGCCCTCACAGGTCGCGGCGATCACATGGGATTCGTAGTTATGGGGCAGAACGGAAGTGATGTCCTCGATATGGCGGTCGCCGCAGACGGAGCACTCGCGGACGGTGTAGCCGGGGTTTGTGCAGGTAGCAGCTACGGGATAGGTCTTATACTGATGCTCTCCCTTGGGCGTGGCGGTCTGCTTCATCTGGCCGCAGCGGGAGCAGAGCTCCAGCAGCTTGCCATCGGTTTCACAGGTGGCATCGCGGATGACGATGCTCTGCCATGCGTGGCCGAGAGAGTCCACATAGTCGCGCTTTTCGATCTTGCCGCACCCCGTACAGAGGTAGCGGTCATAACCGAGGGTGGCACAACCGGCCTTGGTGCTGTCCAGCAGAATGAAGTGGTGGTTTTCGCCGCAGCCCTTGTCGGAGCAGCAATTTCCGTTGCAATGCTTGTTCTGGCAGCCGCAGTTGGGATCATCGCAGCCGCAGGTGCATTTGCCGTCCTCACTGGTCTGGGTATCGCGCAGCCAGACATTTGCCACGCCGTTTTCCGTCATGCTGACATTCTGATAGGTGTAGGTGATCTCGTAATAAACCGTGTACTGACCTGCCTCCGTGTAATTGGGTGCGGAGGTCATGGCGCAGCTTTCGGCGCTGTTGCCGTAGCGGATGGAAGTGCGGACGCCGGCTTCGGAGAGGTCGCTGACGGTGATTGTGTGGGGCTGGCCGTCCACGACGCCGTAGTAGTCTGCAATGACCGCCTTGGCTGCTGTGTAGTCATAGCTGGCGTAGTCGCACAGGCTGCACTTCTCCACGGTAGCAAAGCGGCCGTTGGCAGGCTGGGGCAGCACCTCGGTCTCCATGCTGTGGCGCTCCAGCGTGCTGTTCACGGTGTGGTTCGTACCGTAGCAAAACGCGCAGTAGGTGCCACCTTTGGTGGTAACGGTATGGTAGGTATCGTCCGTGTACTCGTAGGTCACGGTTTCCTCCAGCTTCTGTGTAAATTCCGCGGCGCAGTCAAACAGCCAGTAAACATTTTTGAGATAGCCGTAATCAGACTTCGGCTCGTTTGTGTTGATACCGCCGCAGGTTTCGCAGACTGCCTTGGTATAATGATAGCCGGTATAATAGGCGTCTTTGCCGGGAACACCGTCCATGCAGTCGCCCTTGCCGACACCGTCCATCATCGTGCCATCCGAGTATTTGACGTTACGGCTCAGAGCGGTCTGGCCGTTGCGGGTATACTCGGGAACGCGGAATACCTCAAAGGACGTTACTTTGCCGCATTCGCCGCATTTGAAGGTTTCACGGGTCACGACGCTGTTGACGTCCAACTCATTCGTGCGGTTGGACGCCTGCATCCAGTGTTCGGCGGGGTCATGGTAGCTGTTCTGCTGGGCCGCAAAAGCGCTGGGGACCAGGCTGAGGCACAGTGTCAGCGTCAGGAGCATGGCCAGCGCACGGCGGGAAAACGTATGATTCTTGTTCAAGTGCATATTTCCTCCTTAGATTTTTTGATGGGATGTTAAGTCATGTTCTGCGATGCTTGGTTATCGCCCCCTCTCCGGAGTGTTTCTTTTTTGCAGGTATTCGTTCCAGTCCTTTCCACTGCGAGGCTCTTCTACCGTTACGGCATAGCCTCTGGCCGAGTATTTGTCCTTGAGCTGCTGGGCTGCCGCCCGTCCCGGTGCGTCCGAGTCCAAGCAAAGCGTGATCCGCTTGATGTGAGGGTTGTCCTTCAAGTACGTTTCGAGTGCTCCATCGTAGAGGCCGCACAGCGCTACTGCATTGATCAGCTCGCGGTGGAGCGAGAGGTAGCTCATGAGGTCGATGGGGGCCTCAAACACCCGCACCTGATTCGACGTAGGATCGTGCGGGATGGCAAAGCCGACATTCTTATCGCTGCCTGTCACATCTCCGCGAAAACCTTTGCCGTCTCGGTCGTAGGTCCCACGCAGGCCTACGTACTTCGCCTGTCCGGCGTGATCTTTTCCGACGAACACACAGTTGTGATGCTCGGCATCCTCGTACAACAGACCGCTGTTCATAAACTGCCGGATCACCTGCGCGGCGATGCCGCGTTTGCGCAGGTAGGCAAAGACTCTGCGGTCATCCGTATTCCGGGGTGGCAGGGTAAAGGGCTTTTGCACCTCGTCCCGCTTGACGGAAGGCACTGCTTTGGCGGGGGAATCTCTGGCCCGGCCATTGAAGGTGAGCAGATACTCGACAGCTTCCGGAAATGTCTTGTCGCAGAACTGCTGCACGAGAGTGATGGCGTCGCCGCCCGTGTTCTGCGAGTAGCGGAACCATGTGCGACGGTCCTTGATCCGCAGGCTGTCCATTTCTGCTGTGGTGTGGTACCGGCCAATGCGTTTGACCTGATAGCCCAGATGGGTCAGCAGCTCCAGCAGATCCGTTTCCCTGACAATTTGCATTTCTGTGTCTGTAAAGCGTCTTTTGATTTCGCTTGCCACGGCGATTTCCTCCTTTCTCTTGAAACGCAAAAAGCCGGTCATGGCACCCGAGCTGTTCGGATGCCATGACCGGCTTTCTTCTAAATCGTGTTTTTGCTTTGGCGTTTGTGCGGGCTTACACGGCGCTTTCCTCGTCAGGGGTGTCCGTGTCCGCAGGGGTGGCCTCGTCGTCCACACGGGCCTCGGCAGGGGCCTCAGCGGGGAAGTCCTGCTCTGCGGCGCTCTCAGCCTCTGCTTCGTCCAGTGCCTGCGTGATCAGGTTCAGCACGAAGTCTCGCTGGGTGAGCTTTTTGCCGGTGCGGAGTGTTTCGCGCTCGAGGTGACGCTTGATGCGCTGGAAGAGTTCTTCGGGAATCTGGAATGCCATTGTTCTGCCTTTTTCAGTCATTTGAATGCCGCCTTTCTGATTTTCCATCATGTTGTAATAGTCTTGGATGAGGTTGGCGATGTACTCGCTGGTGGTCTGGCCCAACCGTTCCCGTTCTTCGCTGACTCGCTCGTGGAGGGCGATGGGAATCTGAGCACACAAGTTTTTGGTAGTTGCCATTCTCGGATGCCTCCTTCGCTTTTTTGTAGCGCAAGCATACCCGAAAGATTACGAGAAAGCTATTACCAATACCATCAAGGAATGGCACACAAACGAAGCAGAAGCAACATAAGCACCGAAGAAGCGAAAAAAGGCCACCGATCTGCTCCCTGTGAGGGAGGAGAGATCAGTGGCCTGTTGGTTTGTTCTTTTTTAATGCCCTGGCGTTCGAGTCACATCAGTTCATAAAAATGCCCTGCTGCATCTCTAAAATGTCGCCTGTCGCGGCCAAAAACTCGTTGTCCGAAAAATCCTGTTTTTCTAACTTTTTGAATTGAAAAGTGGCGGTAAATATATGAAAACACCGCGCTTTTGCGCGGTGTTTTCTGTGCTGCATCTTTCATCAACACATTTTGGTACGCCCGACTGGATTCGAACCAGCGGCCTTCAGAGTCGGAGTTATCAGGCCGTCAAGCCGGAAAGCCCTGCGGCGCAAGGCTTTGATTGGTCTTGCACAAATTTCCGGCATTTTGAGAAAAAACCTCGGAAGCCTTGCGGGGCAAGACTTCCGAGGTTTTTCGCGATAGTAGTCAAATAGTAGTCTGCGCGCCTCGCAGGTCATGTGACCCGGTTCATTTGTGCAACCTTATCGATGAACGCTTTCAAGTCCTCAATATAGGTATAGGGTGCGTACTCAGAATATATCTCAGGGGAATCCAGAATAACGATCTGCACCCCATCCGCCCTCAGCGCCTCCAGCGTTCCAGGAAGGCAGCGAGCCTCGTTGGGCGTCTTGCAGAGGTAGGCAAGACAGCCCTGCTGATCAAAGATTTTTGCAACGATGTATATCTTTTTATCGCCCATTGTCACACGCCTCCATCTCTTTTAGAAGTCCCGCTCGGTCTTGATCACACCGGCAGTATACTCCTGATAAAGCTTTTTCCCGATTTTCGGGCTTTTGTACTTGTAGACATACTGGTGACTCCAGAGGTTAAAGTAAGTTTAGGCTGCTGTTCTGGCCGTCTGCATCGTATTCCCGGTGAAGGCCGTAATATCCGCTGGAGCATCGCACCGGGCGCATCTCTGGATCATAGTAGAGATCATCCGACGCTTTGCCATCAACCAGTGTTCTCACGATGCTTGAATACCCGGTAGGGATATCCCTTCGCATAATTACTTCAAAAGCTCCGCTAAGTAATGCTCATCTTTCTTGTGGGAGCCATTATGCTGCCTGTATGCTTTTATAGCATCAACCAGCTTTTCGCAATTTGGGCCAAAGTATTCCTCGTAGAAGGCTGTGCTATTATCGTATTTTCTTTTTCCACAGCGAATATTTGCTTTTGCAAAGATCTTCGCTTTTGTTTTGGACTTCACCTTTTCATACTCATCCGCCAGATTTTCAGAAATGATAAGCAGCATCTCCAGCTCAGGTTTCGTACAATATTTCTCAACCAGCGTTATTTTATCTTTGTATGCAGACGGTATTTCCAGTTTTTCATTTTGGCCATCACCGATACGTAGTACATGCACCTCATCAGGATACAAGTTCAATGCCGCTTTAACTGCAGCAGAGGATTTAATTTGGCGTGCATGATACGGAACCAAGCCCAACAAATCATCTGATGAAAATTTCAACTTTTGATTTTCCAGCAGGATGTTGATGACTTTGAGCTCGTTAGGTCCCTCGCACATAATCAGCAGCTTCATTTCATCAACTTCCTTTTCAGATTCATCAGCTCATCGTAATTTACCGCCGTTTGGAAGGCATTGTTATAAAAGCGTTTGCTCTTAAGCAGACCGGACCTTATTCCAAAGAACTCATACATATTTTTAATAGCAACCTTGTCGTTTGACTGACAGACCCAGATATTATCCTGTCGATTGAATAAATCCAGAACTTCGCAATAATGCGTTGAAAACAGTAGTGTTGCCCCGTGTCTGTTCACTGTTTTATCCATATACAGGCTTAGCATATTTTCGACAAGTGTCTTATGAAAATGTGCTTCTGCCTCATCGATAAGCAAATCGAAGCCCTGCCGGAGAGATGCCACGACCAAAGTGTAAAGGATAATGCCCTTGGTCGTTCCACTCGACAGAAAATAAAGAAGTTCTTTATCCGATAACAGCTTTTCCTCATTGCAAATACAAACACGATAGTTATGTTCATCGAGCATTTGAATGCCTTGAATACTACTATCGAAGATACGGATAATTGCAGAAAGCATTTCATCTGGTATATGATAAGTTTTTAATAGCCGAAATGCCATTTGGTATGTGTCTGCTCCCATACCGTCACTACCAAAGAAAATCGCTGATACCTGTTTTTTCTTTAGCACAAAAAAGGTACTCGCTGTATCTTCCGGCAATTCTCCTAAATTTTTCTGCTCAACGAAGTCTTCAGTATACAAAGAACTCAATTTTGTTTTATAATATTTTTTCTTATAAATATGCTGATTAGAAAAGGTTGCTCGGTTTGCTAATGTTGGATCAGCCTTCAATTCTGTTGCGTATTTATAAATATACCCTTCATGGAAAAAGATAATTTCTAGTTTGATCCCCTCATAGGAATAGTGCTTATTCTCCAGACTAAACTTGCCCAGAATATCATAACAGCAGTCCAGCAGTTCTAATGCAGTTGTTTTACCAGAAGCGTTTTTTCCGATAAATGCACCAATGCTATATACATACAAACCTTCAGCAATTTCCTGGAGTTCATATTCTTTGTCTTCCGTTGTTTTCTTCGATTTTGCAACCAGATCAATAACCGTATCATCCTGGCAGTTCTTAAAATTACTAGCCTTGACACGCAGTAGCTTCATCTAAAACACCTCCATGCTTAGTATACCCCACCATTCATTTTTAATCAAGTTTTCTGTTTAAATTTCAGTAAACTTTTGTTTTGTCTCAATGTGCTGTGTTTTCTTCTTATATTCTTTCTGTTTCTACCATTTACGCCCTATGCTGGTGCAGGGCAAGGCTCCCGGCGGCTTGATGGGCTGGATCGACCCGAAGCGGCTGCAAATCATTGAAAAGCAAAGTAGCTCACCTTTAGGGGCGCGGGCAAATAGCCCCGCGTCCCTTTTCGGTTTCATTCGTCAGGAAAGGCGGTTGCTCTTTTGAACAACCGCCTTTCCTCATTTCTATCCGATTTGAGCGGAAAAAATAAGTCTATGGCAAAAGAAGCATTCTGCCTTGTTACTTGAAAATGTCCGCCAGCGTCAACAGTCTTACTTCTCCGCGATCCTGTGCTTGAAGCAGTCCCTCTGTAAATCCGCCTTTCGAGAATATGAAGTAATGGTAATTCAGACCCTTGCCAAAAGCAGATGCATATTGTCCCATGTCTGTCCAGCCGCTGCCTGCTTTGACGGTTACCATTATCTGTGCAATAGATACTTTCTGGTGATTTAGAACAGTATGTTCAAAGCACAACCGAACATGGGTTGAGGAATTGAGAATAAACGTGGCACAGCCCACCGGTCGGATAATCGGTGGGCTGTGTTGCATATAAGTTATTTATCAATGTTGTTGATAGAGAAACCTCTATTTTTCTTGCAGATAATTCTCAGTCTGTGAGGAGCCTTGATTTTATGGGAGCTTAGCTTATAAGACCAAATCATAATATCGAGCAAATCCTGCTGTGAAATGGATGCTCCGGATCCCCCATCAAAAGATGTAGTCCCTGCACCCAGAATTGGTACGCATACATCCTTTTCGGAATAGTGATTCTCCAACTCTCTCCATAGAAAATCCAAGCACCGAAGATACTCATCACGGGAAAAGAAGCGGCCCTTACCCTTGTCGTCAAGCTTGGCAAACGCCATCAACAGGTCATCGCCATTGGGAACTATGGTTCCTGAATCATATCGTGCTTTTTGCTGAAACCTTGATTTAGCCCGTGCAGGCGCAATGTTGGCATCATCAATCAACTTTTGCACATTTAAATCCGGATGGGCTGTTAAATACTGCCCGCAAATAGACTTTGGATTTATATCTGCGGTTTTATCACCGACTTGTGTTGTGAAGCACTCGTCAAAATTAATTACCCGCTTACAGTTCCTCGTTTTGAGGATATTGCCATATTCGACCCGAATCGAATAATTTTCACCGTGAATTGTAGTCCATCGGCGGAACTTCAGAAAAAGCGCATATATCGCCGACACTGCAATCCAAACAAGCGCAAAGCACACAAGACGAGAAATGACAATGTTAACATCCGTGGCATCTAAATCCGAAAACAATTTGCATTGTTTCAAAAAATCCTGCGATATCCAGTCACAGTCTCCAAAGAACGACTCAGGTACAAATGTGAAAATGACTGTAACGACAGCAAATGCCAACGTCACACTTTTCTTAATAAAATCAATCAAAATCCAAGCGCCTCTTTAATGTAGGCGTAGTCACCAACTTTCTTTCCACTGGCATCATATTTCCAGAACGGCTTCGCATCATCTTCGTAGCCACTCATGTAAGAGGGGAGCCAGTTTGCTTCTTTTCGTGTGGAATTATAGACGATGATGATCGTCTTTTTCTTCTTTTTTGCCTGTTCAAATTCATGGTGAAGATAAGAGCAACCATTAATACTCCCGAAATCGCCATTCTCGTCAGGCGTAGAGGTGCTGGATACTTTACACGCCTTAGAGCCGTTTGTGTTTTGTTTGTACGGTGTGCAATAGCACTGGCTTTGCGCTTTAGACACACGTTCGCATCCACTTCCAGCTGTACGGGAGCCAGTCATATCGCCAACAACAAAAATCACGGCAGAGGAAGCGTTGATTTGGCGGTTGAATTCCGCTTTCAAATCACAAATTCGGCAATCACTGCTTTTAGTTACGCTTCCGGATGATACTTTTGACATATCAATGAAATCAACTTTATGGAGATTGTCACTCCCCCACTTAGTCAGCTCTTCTACTACGGCTTGATCACCGTTATTTTGATCATAGTCAGCACTGATGTAAACCTGCTTGCTCATATATTCAGTCTCCTTTTGGAATAATCCGGCCAAGATACAATATATAGTGTCTTGTTTTTATATTTATACTGTATATCATATCACAGACTGTGAGATAATACAAGCACATTTTACATTCTCTCTTAACACATTTTTGATTTAGTGCTTAAGAAGTTACGACAAAATATAATTTTCGATGACACATACAAAATAAACCTAATGAAACACAAGGGTAAACCCGCAAACAGGCTTGTAACACAGAATGAAAATAGAACTTATATTAAGTTGACAAAAGGAAACTGCTACAGTTTTCGTCCATACTTTGGACGGGAACTGTAGCGGTTTTTGTTTATCTGTAGCGATTCAAGTTCTAAAACTTTATTTGACTCTTTTTCTGAAATAGACGGAACACTACAGCAAGACATTCAATGCAATACGCTGCTCCGAAAATCACATGACGGACAGCTACTGTCCGCTTGGCTTCTTGCAGATCATCTTCTGCGCAAACAGTGATGGGGAGAATGGTCCCATCTTTGGGCGAGTATCGAAGGGAAACCACACTTTCGTTGCTGTCAATATATTCGCAAACTATCCGCCTCACCTCTCAGCAACATCTTGTAGCACCTCGTAAACATGGATCAGCGCTGCTGTCTTACACAGAAATCAATCTGCCAGCTCCCGCTCCCCCCACCACGTTCTCTGCGGTGTTGTATAGTACCCCGCGTCCTGTTCCGCCTCTGCTTTGGCGGCGCGGATGGCCTTCTGCGCGGAGAGCCACCGGCCGTAGGCCCCGCCGTACAAGTCCTTTTTCAGTTTCCGCAGCGCGGCCTTATATGCCTTCTCCGCTCCGCTGGGGCCGTTGTAGTTGAGATAGATCGCCAGTTCCTGAAAGGTCATGCCAAGCTCGTCCGGCTGGCCGATGCCAAGGTAGCTTTGCACCAGATTCAGCTCTCTGGGCGTCAGCACCTCCTCCATCCGCTGCATCAGCAGTGTCCGGCGCATGAGGCGGTCATAGGCCGCGGCGGGATCGCCGCCGCAGCTGACGAAGAACACATCGTCACCCAACTGCCGGACGCAAAACAGCGTCCAGTATTCCTTTATCAACGCCCCAGCTACCTTGGCAGATACATTCAGTTCTCCGCACACCACCTTGACCAACTCAGCATCAGATAAGTCCCATCCCTCGGCGCAGAGGTATGCCACCCTGCGCAGTTGATTGTACCGGCTGATAGGAATGGACAGAGGGGAAGAATACTGCGCGGCGTAGTCGGACAGCGCCGCCTCTATCGCGGGCGTCGCATAAGTCAGCAGCTTCGTTCCGTAGGCAGGGGCAAAGCGCCCTGCCGCGTCCAGCAGTGCCAGCGCTGCCTCCTGCTTCAAGTCCTCCGTCTCACACCACGGCGTGTACGCCCGCGCCAGTTCGGTGAGGTAACCCTCGTTCTGTGAGACGAGCCACTCCGCGGCGTTTTTGTCTCCGGCTTGCATCCGCAAAGCCAGCTCTTCATTGCAGGGGCTATCTCCTGCAACGGTGTACATATTTTTCGTCACAGGAACGCCCCCTTCCTCATTTCAGCCGCTTTTCTGCCTCCGCGTAAATGTGCTCCAATTCCATGTCCCGCGCATATCCGTCAGCGGCGTAGTCGTTGTCCATCAGCGCCTTGTCCCGATAGCTCTCCGCAAGATAAAGAGCCTCCCGCCGCAGGTCATCGGAGATTTTTCCTCTCTGGTGATGCTTGCGGATCGTCCCGGTTCGGGTATTGAACAGGCGGTAGACTGGGTGCTGTTTGTTCTGCTCCTTCTGGTGCATCATCGCGCCGTACTGCCGGCAGGTATAGCGGCTGTCCTGCGGTGCGACGCCGTCGCAGTATTTGGGGATGTGACCGTTGGTGGTCAGAAAGTATTTCCCACAGCCTTGGCATTGGCTGGGCGCGTGGCCGTGGTGCAATCCGTTCAAAAGATCGTAGGTGTAAAAGTCTGTGAGACACAGGAAAGATACCCGTTCCACAAACACCATTTCTTTTTCGTTTTTAGGACTGCGGGCGAGCACATAGGTGGAAGTCAATTCCGGATGCACAGAGAACGGCTCTACATCCCAGCTTTGCAGTTCCTGCAGTTCATCCCAGAATTCTTTACTGTTGAAGCAATCATGCGCAGCCACGGCAAAATAGGTTTCATTCCGCTTTTTCAGGTGCCGCAGATAGTCCAATTCAAAGAACCGGCCAGCCGCGATGAAGTGCAGGATTGCCATTGGGATGCGCGTGATCGCTGCGCAGAATATCAAAAAATCCTGTTGAAACTCCGAGTTCGGTGTACGTATTTTGGAAAGAGCATTGTCATCAAACAGGATGTCGATTCGGCGCAGTTCTTTTTCGAGGTTGCTATAGCAAAAGGGCGGATACTTCCAAATTTCCCTTGCCAGATAAATCATTCGCTCCCGCAACACAGGGAGCACCTGAGCCGCTTCCATATCACTGCCCTGTATGACTACCGGAAAAAGAAAGGTGGGTGCTCCGCCAGCCTGTATCAGTTCCTTAAAATCCTCTTCGGAAATGTTCAAAATGGACGCAGCCATAAATCCCGCAGGGAACTCCTGCTCCTGATAAAAAACTTTGTCATTCCAAACGTCAATTGTGACCTGAGCAAAATCATTGTTCTGCTGTGTCCCCAGCGGCATAGCATCGCCCTCCTGTCTCATATCCATTTTGTATCTGTCCTGCGATATTCTCATTCTATCAAAAAACACAGAATAATCAAGTGAAAGGGTTAGAGCCTCGACTGCAGCGAGGTCTCTGCCCTTATCCTTTTATCCGGAGGAAATGAAAATGAAAAAAGAAAACCGATTACTGACCATCGACGGAGAAACGCTGATGAGTCAGCCGCTCACACCACTGAACTTTGTGGTGGATACGTTGCTGTCCCAGGGCCTGCACATCCTTGCTGGCTCACCCAAGGTGGGAAAATCATGGCTGGCGCTGTGGCTGGCCGTCACGGTGGCGAAGGGCGAATCCATTTGGGGCATGGGCGTGAAGCAGGGCACCACGCTCTACCTCTGCTTGGAGGACTCCACCCTCCGCATCCAGAACCGCCTGTTTGAAATCACGGAGGACGCCCCCGCCAACGTCCACTTCTCCACCAACAGCGGCACCCTTGGAAAGGGTTTGGAGGAACAGCTCTGCGCGTTCCTCGCTGAGCATCCCGACACGGTGCTGGTCATCATCGACACACTGCAAATGATCCGCGGCGCCGGTTATGACAACACCTACGCCAACGACTACCGTGACCTCTCTGTGCTGAAGCACATCGCGGATGCCCACGGCATCGCCACTCTGCTGATCCACCATCTGCGAAAGGAACTCGCCGACGATGTGTTCAGCCGCATCTCCGGCACAACGGCTATCAGCGGCGCGGTGGATTCCAGCTTCACGCTGGTGGAGGACAGGCGCGGCAGCGGCAGAGCGACGCTCTCCTGCATCGGGCGCGACATCGAGTACCGAGAGCTGACGCTGGAGCGCAACGCGGAAAATGTGTGGGAGCTGATGTCGGACAGCAGAACACAGCCGGAGCTGCTGGGCGACCGGATCGTCATTCTTCTCTCTGAACTGATGCGTGACCGCACAGAATTTATCGGCACTCCCACGGAACTGTCCGCGCAGATCGACCCTGTGGGCAGCGAGGGCATCACGCCGAAGAAGGTGTCTCGCCTGATCCTGCAAAGCGTTGCCGCACTAAGCAAAATCGGCATTTCCGCCGTGGTGCGCCGCAGCAACGGAAAGCGACTCATCGAACTGCGCCGTGCCGAAAGTGACGATGCACAGGGTACCCAAGCTGTTGACCCTATCGACCCTGTCGATGTCTCAGGCGGTGAAAACGCCCCGTGTTTCGCCCCGTGAGCCGCTGTGTGCGCGGTTAGGGGAACGGGTGGCGTGTGTACCCGCCAAAGCCCTTTGAAGCGAACGTTGCGGCGTTTATGGGCGATGTGTGAAAGCGCCATTTAAGCACTACTCCGATTTCAGAGAAATGTGCTTTTTCAAGGGAGTTTTCCCTCCCGGCCATGCCCTGTTCCAGAGGCTTTCGCCCCTTATTTACCCGTTCGATAAAAGCACAAGATAAAAGGCCGCAGTCGCAAGCGCCCGCAGCCTGCCCACAAAGCCCCGCAGTGCGGGGCTTTTCAGAGAAACGCCAACCACCGTCGGTTTGGCGGTTTTACAGAACAATCGCAGTCGGTCATCCGGCAAAGTCCCGTGTTTGCAGGGCTTTGCGGCGATTTTGACCGACGACACAGAAAGGAAAGAAAACTATGGACGATAACAAGAAAAGCACCACGATCTGGCTGCGTCCCAGCGTGATCAGCCGCATGGACGGCTGGCTGGAAGCAGACAACTGTCAAAGCCGCAGTGAATTTGTGGATAAGGCCCTGCGGTTCTACATGGGCTATCTCGGCACCGAGGACAACACGACCTACATCTCTCGGGCCATTCTCACAGCCATTCAGGGTACACTGGACGACAACAACAATCGGCTCTGCCGCATTCTTTTCAAGTGCGCGGTGGAGTTGAATATGCTGTGCCACACCATCGCCGCCCACTTCCGCGCCGACCCGATCCACACGCGGGAGCTGCGAGCCTACGCCGTGGACGAGGTGAAGCGCACCAACGGTCAGGTGAGTTTTGAAAGCGCGGTGCGACAGCAGCGCAGGATCGAATACGAGCAGGACGAGGAGATGGGAGGGTTCTAAAATGGCAAGCATCAAAAAATTGGATGAGCGACGATATAAGATCACCGTCAGCAACGGCTACCGGCCCAACGGCAAAAAGATCAGCAAGGCAAAGACCATTCAAGTCCCGCCCGGTGTTCCCAAGCGCGGCATCGGGCAGTATGTCGCCCACGCTGCCGAAGAGCTGGAGCGCAGCTTCAAGACCGGCTACGCCGAGGACGGCGAGATGACCTTTGAGGAATTCGCCTCCTGCTGGCTGAAGCGGCAGACGAAATATGCCCCCAGCACCATCGCCGCATACCGGCGAATGCTGGAGGTGGTGTATCCCATGATTGGCGGCATCCGCCTCAACAAGCTCCGACCGATGGCGCTGGAAAATATGCTCTCTGCGCTGCGCAAGCGCAAGCACCGCGGAAAGCTCATCAACGAATCCACCGCGCAGCGGTACCTCTCCGTGGTCTCCGCCGTGCTCAGCGACGCCAAGCGCAACGAGATCATCGAGAAGAATCCCGCGCGAATGTTAGACCTGCCCACACCGCAGCGCACGGTGCAGCGCATCCCCACGCGAAGCGAGGTGGAAAAGCTGCTGGACGCGCTGGCAAAGGAGCCGCGGCACTACCGCCTGTTCTATCTGTTCTCCATGTACACCGGCTGCCGCCGGGGCGAGCTGTGCGCTCTGCAATGGTCGGACTTCACCGGCACGCAGAACGGTCTTCTGCTCACCGTCAGCCGCTCCCGCAGCAGCGTTCCCGGCAAGGGCATTGTGGAGGGCACTACCAAAAACGGCAAGAGCCGTGAAGTCTATCTCTCCTCCGACCTGCGGGGCATCCTCCTCGCCTACAAACGCCGCAAGCAGATGGAGGCGGACAAGCAGCGCCGCAAGCTCAGTCCCTACCTCTTCACCGACGAGCACGGGCAGCTCATCCACCCGGACACCTTCACCAAGCGGCTGCGGAAGATCTATGCCGCCATCGGCTTTCCGCGGGAGTACCACCTTCACACCCTGCGGCACTACTTCGTGACATCGCTTCTGCACTGCGGCGTGGACAAACAGACGGTGGCAGACCTCGTGGGGCATGCGGACACCGGCTTTCTGGAGCGCACCTACTGCCATCCCCAGCAGGCGCAAAGGGAGCAGGCGGCAGACTCCATGCTCACCATGCTCCGTCCGGACGGCGAGCAGATTTTCAATCTCGCCGCCGCCTGTTCTCCGAAGCGGCACAGCGCATGATTGTCGCTTTCGTAGAAATCGTTTCTCCAAGAAAAATGTAATAGCTTTACCGCCGTGCTTGCGGTATGTTGTGCTTGCAAAATAAATCTCAACTGTACTGAGGTCAAATGAAAGCGAGGTCATTTTTATGGCAAGCATCCGCAAGCGCGGCAGCAGCTATCTCATCGTGGTCTCCATGGGCTATGACTACAACGGCAAGCGCATCAGACAGCAGCAGAAAACTGTCCACCCGCCGGAGGAGCTGACGCCCAGGCAGGTCGAAAAGTGGCTCAACGAGCAGGCAGTCCTCTTTGAGCGTGACTGCCGCCACACGCCGCAGCCCGTCCAGCAGCTCACGCTGGCAAAATACATCGACCTATGGCTGACCGACATCGCTCCCGGCAAGCTGGCGAAGTCCACCATCCGCCGCGACCGGCAGGACATCGAGCGTATTCTCCCGGCGCTGGGTCATTACAAGCTCACCGAGCTGCGGCCGGAGCACTTCCGGAATTTCTACGCAGAGCTACGAAAAGTCATCAGTCCCGACACAAAAAAGCCACTCTCCGAGTACACCATTGAGGGCGTGCACGCGACGCTGTGCAGCATCCTCTCTGATGCCGTGGAGGGTGGCTTTCTTTCGCATAATCCGGCTTGGCGCACCTACCGTTACGCCGGGCGCAAGTGTGAAAAAAAGATCGCGGACGAGGAAACGGCGCAGAAGATCATCGCCGCGCTGGAGGGCGAGAGCATCAAGTATGAAACCTACTTCAAGCTCATCATCGCCACGGGAATGCGGCGGGGCGAATGCTGCGGTCTCAAATGGTACGACATTGATTGGGAGCAGCGTTCCATCCACATCTGCCGCAACGCGGTCAAGGTGACAGACGAGGAGATCTTCGTCAAGGAACCCAAGACCCGCGCGGGCAACCGCTATGTGTACTTCTCTGCCGAGATGGAATCGCTGTTGCGGGAGTACCGACAGGAATGTGCATACATCACCAAAATCTATGACCAGCGGCAGCTGACCGCGGATGACTTCCTGTTCCGCCGTCAGGGAGCGCAGCTCCCCATGACGCCCACCACCTTCACCTACCGCTTCAAGCTGATCCTCAAGAAGAACGGCTTACCGCAGGAGCTGAATGTCCATTCCCTCCGGCACACCGCCGCCAGTCTGATGATTGCGGGCGGCACGGATGTCGCCACAGTGGCGGGTATCCTCGGCCACAGCCAGCCCTCCACCACGCTCGACATCTACACCCACGCCTTCGACAAGAACAAAAAGGCCGCCAGCGCGGGCTTGCAGGGGATGCTGGAGATATGACATAGCGTAATAGCTCAGTTGGATCGCAAAATGCGCAATAGTGGTCAAATCAGGTTCCAATTCTCCTAACTTTTCGCATATAAAAACCGCCTCAAACGTATCGTTTGAGACGGTTTTTGGTATGCCCGACTGGATTCGAACCAGCGGCCTTTAGAGTCGGAGTTCTCAGGCCGCAAATTTTAATGAGGCAACGCTTCTGATTCCGTTCTCTCTTCTTTTCCCGCTTCCGCAGCCGCTTTCGGCTCATATTTTTCGTGATAATTTGCCAGAAGCTTAAAGCAGCTGATCACCATGGCGATGATCACAAACAGCAGCGGGAAGGCGCAGGTGATGGCCAGCAGCTTTGTTGCGTTGATGCCGGAGGTGTTGCCCGTGATACCGGCGACAAAGATGTTCACAAACGCGAGCAGCGCCATCACAACACCCCAGAAGATCTTAGACCATCCCGGGGGCTCCTCATCGGCAAGCCCTTCGCCCTTGAGCGTAATGGAGGCAATGGTCGTGGTCATTGAATCGCACAGCGTGACGACGGAAAGGAACGCCGTGAACAGGAACGCAATATCCAGTATCTTGCTCAGCGGCAGATTCTCAAAGAAGGCAAACACCGTCGCCTCCACGCCGAGCGCGGACATCGTATCGTATATCCCCGCGCCGTTTGCCTCCATATAAATGGCAGCAGAGCCGAAAATACCGAACCAGATCATGCCAAAGGCGCCGGGCAGGACAAAGGTGTAAAGGGAAAACTCTTTCAGGGTGCGGCCCTGTGCGATTTTGGCAAAAAACATACCCATCAGCGGCGTATAGGCAATGGCAAAGGACCAGTAGTTGATCGTCCACCAGGTCGGCCACATGGACGTGCCGACGCCGTCCGCCATCACGCCGAGATACGTATCCTGCACGATCCAGTTCTGCGCGAAAAAGCCGAGGGACTCCGTGCTCATGGCAAGCACTTCCTTCGTCTGCGAAACGAAAAGCACATAGATGAGCAGCAGGAAGTAAATCTTCGTATTTTTGTCGGAAAGCCAGCGCATTCCGCGTCCGATGCCGGAGTAGCTGCCCGCGATAAACACCACCACGATCACCGCAGTGATGATCGCCCAGTGGACGGCGGTCGGCTTGAAATTGCCGAGAATGCCGATGCCGGAGCCCAACTGCATCGCCGCAACGCCGAGGCAGGCAGACACGCCGCCCGCGATACCGAACACGCACAGGAGATCGACCACGTCGCCGATCTTGCCGTTCGCACGATCACCGAGCAGCGGGTAAAGGCTGGAGGACACATTGTAGGGCAGGCCGACATTGTAGACGCAGACACCGATCACGATGCCGATCGCGCAGTAATACGCATACAGCGGAAGTCCCCAGTGCATATAACAGGTGGAGATGGCATAGAGCGCGGACAAGCGCGTGCCGCCCTCGCAAAGGCCCGGAATACCGTTCACATAATGGGTGATGGGCTCCGCGATCCCCCAGAAGACGATGCCGGTGGCAATGCTGCTGCAAAGGCAGATGACAAACCAGCTCCACTTGCTCATCGTCGGCTTTGCATTCTCTCCGCCGATGCGGATGCTGCCGATTTTTTTGGAAAACAGCGCCCACGCCGAAATGATGACCAGCGCAATGGTCACAAGCTGATACGCCCAACCGAACCAGTCCGCCGCGAACCCGGAGATGGCATTCTCCACCGCTGCAAACCCGTCAGGCGTCACCACGCCTAAAATAATGACAAACACGTAAATTGCGCAAAGGGGGATAAACACGTTTTTTCGAATAGAAAACTTTTTCATGTATTCTCTCCTTCTCTTTTTTTACAGCAGTTCTTTCTCTCCTGCCTGCTGCACCAGGCAGCGCAGGACATCCTCCGCCAGGCCGCGCACCGCCGCGCGCTTATAGGGCATGGTGGGGCGATTGGGAATCGAATGCTCAATCTCGACGCCGAGGATCTCCGAAAACTCTTCAAACCGGTCCATGCTCAGCGGCCAGCCGCAAAGCGTAGCCGCCGGCTCTGCCGCCAGGATCGCCTTGGAGGAAACCGCCCCCAGAACGATGCGCGGCCGGCTGATCACGCCGTTTTCCACCTCCATAGACGCCGCAAGGCTGATTTTTGCGATCGTCACCTTGGCGCGCTCGCCCAGCTTGACGAACGCATTGAGTCCGTTCTCCGCCGGCAGCGGGATCTCAAACGCCACGATGACCTCATCCTCGGCAAGCGCCGTCTTTCCGACGCCCGTAACGAGCCAGTCTACGGGCAGGCGGCGGGTCACGCCGGCGCTGTTCATCACGGCTGCCTCCGCATCCAGCGCCAGCAGCACAGGATAAATATCGCCTGCCGGTGAAGCATTGCCGATGCTGCCGCCCACGGTGCCGCGGTTTCGGATCTGGCGGGAGCCGACATTGCCGCAGGCCTGCGTCAGCGCAGGAAAATACTGCTGTACCAGCGCGTTTGTTTCCACCTGCGTGTGCGTGCAGGCCGCGCCGATGCTGAGCTTTCCCGCGAGCAGCAGGATCCTGCGAAGCTCCGGCACATCAGTCAAGCTGATGAGCATTTCCGCCTCCCACACCTTACCGTTGCGCTTGGCGAGGAAATCGGTGCATCCGGAAACGAGATAGGCGTCTCTCCCCTGCTTTTGCGCTAGGCAGGAAGCAAGCTCCGGCATACTCCTTGGCTGCAAAAAAATCATATCTTCCCCGCCTCCCTCAGTTCCTTTGCCGCGTCAAGCACGGCGGCCATGATCTGCTCATAGCCCGTGCAGCGGCAGATGTTGCCGGACAGCGCCGTGCGGAGCTCGTCCTCCGTCGGCTCCGGCGATCTGAGCAGCAGTCCCATCGCGCTCATGATCATGCCCGGCGTGCAGTAGCCGCACTGCATGGCAACATGGCGCACGAACGCCTCCTGCATGATGCTGAGCCGTCCGTCCTGCGCGAGGCCCTCGATGGTCACGACCTCGTGACCGCCGAGCTGCCCGGCAAGCACCAGACAGGAATGGACGGCCTCGCCGTCAAAAAGGACGGTACACGCGCCGCACTCGCCCTCGCCGCAGCCTTCTTTGGTGCCGGTCAGGTGCAAGTCCTCCCGCAGCACATTGACCAGGCGGCGCGCAGGGTCCAGCTCACGCTCCACACGCTTGCCGTTGAGCGTAAATGTGATCATCATTCGCTCTTTCCCTCCCTCTTTTCCTTCACGGCGTTCAGGATGCGTGTCGGATCAAGCGGCAGCTGCGAGAGCTCTGTGCCCAGCGCGTCATTGACCGCCGCGATCAGCGCGGGCGCCGTCGGCACAAAGCAGGCTTCGCCGATGCTCTTGGCGCCGAACGGACCGTACTCATCCGGATGCTCGATGAAATAGATATCAAAGTTCGGCATATCGCAGGCGCGCGCCACATGATAGCGCTGCAGATCCGCGTTCGTCACGCGGCCGGTCTTGGGATCGAGCTTGATCTCCTCGCAGAAGACATAGCCGATCCCCTGCTGCACGGCGCTGCCGACCTGCCCGCGGCACAGCGCGGGATTGAGCGCCCTGCCGACGTCGTGGATGGCAAGATAGTCCACGACGCGGCAAAGGCCCGTGTAGGTATCCACCTCGACCTCGGCGAAATGCTCCGCCACCGGGCCGGGATTGGATTCCGGTATGTTGGTGTGCGTGATGAAGAGCGCCTCCTGCCCCTTGTTGGCAACATAGTAGGAGACCTCGCTGTAGCTCACGCGGCGCTCGGGCTCTTTCACAAGGAAAAGCATTCCGTCGCGGTGTCCCAGCTCCTCCGGCTCACAGCCGAGCATCTCGGCTGCGTTCACCTCCAGCCGTTCAAGCAGCTTCCGGCCGGCGTCCACGATGGCCTTTCCGAGCACATAGATCGTCCGGCTCGTATAGCAGCCGTTGTCCAGCGCGTTATACGCGCTGTCGCCCTCCATAAGATCCACCGTTTCCGGCGGGATCGACAGGACCTCTGCCACCATGTTCTTAAAAATCGCCACCTCGCCGCAGCCGTGATCGTGCACGTTGCAGTTCACGCTCACGGAGGCGTCCTCTTCCATCTTGACGGTCACCGTGCCCCAGTCCCCCATGCGGGGATAGTAGCCGGAGGTGTGCGTGGCGACCGCCATGCCGATCCCGCGAAGATAGCGGCCCGAGCGGTCCTGCGCGGCAATGCGCGCCTTGCGCTCTTCCCAGCGGAAACGGTCGCGTCCCAGCTCCAGCGCCTCCCGGATTGGAAGATTGCCCAGGCAGTAGCCGCCGAGACGACTGATCGCATAGGGCGGCAGTGCGTTGCGCAGACGCAGCTCGATCGGATCGATCTTAAAATGGCGCGCGGCCGCATTCATCATGTTTTCCACGATGAGCGCCTCCTCGGGTCCGCCCCATCCGCGATAACTGCCGGAGCACGGCGTATTGGTGCAGACAGTCGAGCCGTTGTACTCAAGATTGGGCACATCGTAGGTCCAGCTCAGCTTTTTCGAGATGGAGCCGACGTAGCTGCCCGATACCGTCTGATACGCTCCAGCGTCGAGCTGACAGTTCACCTTCAGCGCCGTAATCTTGCGCTCCGGCGAAAATTTGACATACGTGTCGCTCTCCAGCGGGTGCTTGAGCATGGTGCAGAGCATCGTTTCCGAGCGGTTGAAGCGCAGCATGACAGGGCGCCTCACCATCTTTGACGCGCAGGCCGCAAGCGGCTCGAGGATGAACTCCTGCTTGCAGCCAAACGAACCGCCCATCGGCGATTTGATCACGCGCACGCGGCTCATCGGCATACCGAGCAGCGTTGCGACAAGAGAACGCGCGCCAAAGGTCGACTGGGTCGCCGTATAGACTGTCATGTAGTTCTTCATCGGCTCATAGTCGGCCAGCGCGCAGTGCGTTTCCATCGTGACGTGCGTGATGCGCTGCGCCGAGGAATGGTGGAAAAACTCTTCTCCCTCTGCCTGCTCATAGCTGCCGTATCCGATGACCGGCAGGCGCAGGACATTGTCCGTCTCATGTAGCGGCGGGTGCTCTCCCTTCAGCGCCTCCGCCGGCGTAAAGACTGCGGGAAGCGGGTCGATCTCCGCGCGGATCAGCGCCGCGGCGCGGTCCGCGATCTCCTGCGTCTCCGCAACGACAGCAGCCATGCGGTCGCCGACAAAGCGGACGTGGCGGGTAAAGAGCTGCTCCTGATCGGACTTTTCCTCATCCGCGCGGACACGCCCGCGGTTATAATAGGTCTGCGGCGTGTTGTCCGGCGTCAAAATTGCCAGAACGCCCGGCACCGCTTCGGCCGCGCTGATATCCAGTGCGCGCACGATGCCGTGCGCCTGCGGACTGAGCACCAGCTTCATATATGCCATATTCGGCAGCACCATATCTTCGGTGAAGGTGAGCTCTCCGCTCGCCTTTGCCGCCGCATCGCTTGTCGGAAAATCCTTTCCTATATACTGATAATCCATTCTTTCACCTCTGTGAAGCTCATGTGATCGCTTGTTCGGCAGGGCCGCGCTCAAAACTCCAGCGCGCCGATCTTCTTCTCGACCAGATCGACAAGCGTGCAGTCGCGCACGCGATCCGTGATATAGGCGATATCCGGATACAGGTAGCGGTCATTGTCGACAAAGGGCACGGTCTCGCGCACAAAGCTGCGCAGCTTTCCCAGCACGGGCGAAGGCTCGAGCGGCTTGAGGAAATCCATCGCCTGCAGCGCAACATAGATCTCAATGGCCGTGACGTACTGGAGCTTTTTCATGCTGGCAAGCGCTTTTTTCGACGCGTAATAGGCCATGGAAACGGGGTCCTCCTGATTGGCGCAGGTGGAGATGGAATCGATCGTCGCCGGAATGGCAAGGTGCTTGATTTCGTTCATCAGTCCGGCCGCCGTATACTGCGGGATCATAAAGCCGCTGTTGAGCCCGGGGTTGGAAACCAGGAACGCGGGCAGACCGTCGTTCAGATTGCGGTTGACCATGCGGTCGGTGCCTCGCTCGACCACGTTGCCGACGATCGCCGCCGCCATCGCGAGCATATCGGCATGAGCGCCGACAAAGCTGCCGTCGAAGTTTCCGCACATCAGGGCGACGCCGTCGTTCTCCCCCTCCGCAAAGATCTCGGGGTTATCGCTGATGGAGTGCATCTCGTTGACGATGACCTCATACGCCTCACTGATAAGCTTTTTGGCCGCGCCGTGGATGTGCGCCATGGAGCGCATCACGTAGGCGTCCTGCACCTTGGCGTCGCGGTACTTGTCGCAGATCTGGCTGCCCTTGAGCATCCGGCGCAGATTATTGGCAGCGGCGATCTGCTCGTCGTGCTTCTTTGCCGCGTGGATGCGCGGGTCAAGCTCTCTGTCCGTGCCGCGCAGCGCTTCATAGCACAGCGCGCCGGCGATCTCCACATTCTGCATGGTGATCACGCTCTCGTAGAGCGCCAGCAGCGCCATCGCCGTCACCGTGATCGTACCGTTAAGCATCGACAAGCCCTCCTTGTAAGAAAGCTTGAGCGGCGCAAGGCCATATTTTTTGAGCACCTCGTCCGCCGGACGCAGCTCGCCGTGGTCATAGATCTTTCCCTCGCCGATGTAGGCCATGGCGAGGTGTCCCTCCACGCCCAGATAGCCGACGGAGCCTTCGCCCGGCGCCCACGGATAGATATCCAGATTCAGCATCTGCCGGATCAGATCCAGCGTTTCAATGCGGATGCCGGAATGCCCCTTTCCGTCGTTCAGGATGGTCATCAGCATCACGGCGCGCGCCTGCTCGCGGTCGAGCGGCTCGCCGACCGCAACGGAATGTGTGCGCACAATATTTTCCTGTAAGGTATTCGCATCCTCGGGGGAAATGGTATAGCGAACATTCTCGCCAAAGCCGGTGGTCACGCCGTAAATGATGCGTCCCTCTTCCAGAAATTTGTCAAGCAGACGGCGGTTTGCCCTGACGGTTTCGATCATCTCCGGTGCAAATTCGACCTTTGCGCCGTATTTGGCAACAGCGATGAATTCCTCAAGAGAGAGCATACAGTCGGTGATGGTCACAGTCCGAATGCTCCTTGCATTTTTTACAGACATATCCATAGAACGGTTCCTCACTTTTTCAAGATAGGCCTTTACAATTTTTGCCTTCGCCCGTTTTATAGCAATTCTTGTGCCAACTCGTTCTTTTTCATTTTTTCTCGTATTCGACAAAATTCATTGCATTTTTCTCATATTCAAAGGGCAAAAATATGGGACCTGCACATTCCATGCAAGTCCCACTTGCCGCAAAAATAATTTGCAGCAAAAATTATTTGATGCCGTACTTTTTGAGATAATGCTGCAAATTCTGCCGGCTGATCTTCAGCAGCTCCGCCGTCTTTGTCAGATTCCCGCCGCAGGCGGCAAAGGCCCCTTCGATCGTCCGGCGCTCGTGATCTGCGCGCAGCGCGCTCAGCCCCGCGGCATAGCCGCTCCGCCGGAGCTCTTCCGCCGTTTTCTGCGGGCCGTCCGTTTCCGGTGCCGCAGCATCCTGCGCGGCCGAAAAATACGGCGGCAGATCGCGCTCGCGCAGGACGCCGCCCTCGCAGACGTTGAGCACATAGTCCAAAATATGGAACAGCTCTCTCACGTTGCCGGGCCATTTGTGCGCATGGAGCCGATCCCAAACGCCCTGCTCGATCTCGACGACCGGCTTTTCGGCAAGGTAATGCCGCACCAGCTCTTCAATATCCTCTCCCCGCTCGCGCAGCGGCGGGATCTCGATCATAATGGACGCCAGCCGATAGAAAATATCTCTTCTCAGCTTGCCGCTCTCCATCAGGCCATAAGCGTCTTCATTGCACGAGGAAATGACCCGCACATCGACAGGCGTCTCTCTCGTCCCTCCCACGCGGCGAAGCTTCCCCTCCTGCAGGACCCGCAGGAGCTTTGCCTGCATGGAAAGGCTCATAGAGTTCACTTCGTCCAAAAACAGCGTACCGTGGTCCGCCTCCTCCAGCAATCCCGCCTTGTCCTCGCTTCCGGTAAAGGCCCCCTTGACTGTTCCGAACAGGGTGCCCTCGATCAGCGATTCCGGGATCGCCGCGCAGTTGACGGCGACAAAATTTTTATTGCACCGGCGGCTGAGCGCATGGATCCCCTGTGCAAAAATTTCCTTGCCGGTGCCCGTCTCTCCCTGAAGCAGAATGCTGCTCTCGCTTCCCGCCATTTTCCGCGCCAGCTCCACCGCCGCGGTAAACCTTTGTGAGCTGCCGATCAAATCATCCAGCACATAGCGCAGCTCTCCCCGCGCGTGCACCGCCGGCGCCTGATGCGCCGCAAGGATGCGCTGATCGTCGTTCAGCTCTGCAAGAAGTCGTTTCGTCGTCTCCATATTCCGCTCGACGCTGACCGCGCCGAGCAGTCTGCCGTCCCGTATCACAGGGAAGGCGGCATTGACCGTTTGCAGATTTTTGCCCGTTGTCGACTTGTAGTTGTCATACCGTCCTCTGACGATCTGCTTCGTCCGCAGCGCTTCGATCGTGGTGCTGTAGTTTTCATCCACATCGAAAATGTTCAGCAGCTTTTTGCCGCGCATATCCACATCGTCCGACAGATCCATCATCTTGCGGAACACCCGATTGTAGTACACGACCCGAAGATCACGGTCGTAGATCTGCACACTGTCGGAAATTGCATCCAGCGCGCTCTCCAGCAGCTTCTCCCGCTGTTCTTCGCGCCTTGCCAGAATACATTGGATATTTTCTGCCGGAGCATAGCGGTCGATCGCAAAACGGCAGCCCATCCATACAAGCAGATTTTCCGACAAATTCCAGTCCGTATCGAGAAGATCCGTCAGGCTCTTTCCGATCCATTTGTCCGCCAGCGCTTCCTGCGGCTGCGGAAAAATGTGTCGCTTCCATTCCACGCGCTGCACGGTCATGCGGCCGTCCAACAGAATGATAAAATCGACCAAAGGCTCCATTTCCGCTCCCGCTCCCTTCCGAATAACGGCTTTCCTGCCGGTGTCCTTGTGTCTTCCACTATAGCATTTCTTTTTTTCTCTGTCCAGAAGAAGCTCTCTTGCATTCTTCCCCGCACTCATTGCCGCAGCGCTTTATGATCCCCCGCGCCGCATAAGCTGTCAGCCGACCGATACCTATCGTCACAGCCTCGGCAGGCAAGCCGAATCAATCTGTCGTATGCTGCAGAAGTTGTCCTTGCACGAAAAGCGCGGATCTCTTGCAGAGTGCATCTTCCTCCGGTTCTGCGTTTACCGGAAGTCAAACTCAAAGCTCTTGTTTTCGCAGCTATTTCGGCAGAAATTCCCTGATAAACGAGAAAATCCTGCACTTTTGTGCAGGATTTTCCTGTGTCGCATCTTTTGTCAACACATTCTGCAAAGGACGGTTAAAATCGATATTTTTGTTTTTGGTGCAGAAGGTGCCGCAGCTTATAAAACAGGGCCGGTCTGCTCAATGCCAGCTTCCTGTGCTGGGGCAATATTCAACTCAGGCAGATCGTTCAGATAGCGTTCCACATTCCGGTAATGCACTCCATTTTCCAATGCGACATCCTCGCCGCGGTACAGAACATATCGCCCTCGGATCGGGCCAAACCGCTGTTCGGTCTTATCACATTTTTCCTGGTCAAGCAGATGCCGGTATTGTGCCGGGACCTGTTTGCCACTGTGCTTGATCTCGAAAATCTCGCAGCAGTTTTCCTTCTCGTCATAGATCACCATGTCAAACTCGCCAACCGCAAACTGCAGCTTGAACACCCGGTGTTCTCTGTCAGCCGACTTCATGGTTTCCAGCAGGACAATATCCTCCAGCATCCGTCCCCGTACTTCTTCGAGGATCCTGCCCGCAGCCTGGGTCTTCTCCAATTCGCTGAGAGCTGAAAAGGTCTCGTCCTTCATCAGCGAGTGGACAAGAGCCTGTGCCTGACAGTATCGCATCCCCGGCTGGGTAAACAGGATGTGTTCCACAGGTTTTGCTCCTGGGTCAGCGGTTTCAATGGGACAGTTTACGATCAGTTCCAATGCGGAGAGATACTCTTTGATCTCCCGGATATGGGTATCTGTGATACCGATGGACTGTTCCTCTTTGTTGCGGATGTCCAGCAGCTCCATCAGGCGCTGGGTGACCGCTTCCGTATCGATATGATCCAGAATTTCGGTACGCTTTTCGGGGTCACGCTCTTTCCGAAGATTCGAGGCGGTCAGCCGTAGATCGTGAGATTGGAAGTCATCGGTCAGAACCGAGAGCAGGAACCGGTGGTTCATGTCCTCGATAATCCGGTTGATGGCGCTGGTCAGCTCACCGGCCTCATACAGAGAGTACAGGTGGCGGAAATGTCCGCCTGCCTCATAGCAGGCCAGGGAATGCTGAATGTTTTTGCAGATCGCTGTATCGATGTATCGCCGTGTGGACTCATCATCCCGGAAGGAGGCGTCCTGGGCGTTGACATCTTCATCATCAAAAGCAAGCTCACCGGCCCGCAGCGTCCCGCCATAGCGGATATATTCATCAATGCTGTCGATCCCCAGCAGGCGGCTGTATTCCCGGTATGGGATGAAGGTGGTGTGGATGGGCTTTGCCCGGTCGTAGAGCTCCTGATCCATCGCCAGCCAAAAACCGAGGGAGTCCGTACCGGAGAGGATGATCTTCATTCCCATCGCCGCAAACACATCGGAGAAGAGAGCCGCAGAATCGATGAAATCCCGCATCAGAGTGACCTCATCAATGAATACATAGCGGAAGCCCGCATCGAACAGTTTTTTCAGATCCCGGTTCATCATGGCCATGGTATCGCTTCTGCGGGCTTTGATATAGGCCGTGCGGCTGAGATCCTCTTTGCTCATTCGGGCGATGGCCTGCCGGAGCATGGTAGTCTTTCCGGTCCTGCGCAGGCCAAAAACCAGGCAGACCCTGTCGCTTTCATTGCTGTAGAGATAATCCTCCAATTGCCCGAAGCAGTCACGGAGGCCCCAGCCCTTTACGCCCTGCGACATGGCGGCCAATCCTTTACCAACAATTACACTGGTTTCAAAGTCCAACTTTGGCTGGCGCACTTTGGGCATCTTGGCTTGCAGCTCTTTCAGCTGTGCCTGCAATACTTTGCGCTGCTCTATTTGCTCCCGCAGCGGCTCCAGTTCGCCATCCCGCAGATATTGGCTGTGCTTCTTCCCATTTTCTGTCCACTGATGATAGTAGCGCGTCTTTCCGTTGATCGTCTTCTTGGAAATATAGCCGATGGGAAGGGCGGCGATCTGCCGCTCCAGTTCCTGAATCTTTTCTTTCATACCGCACCTCCATTCTGCTAAATTTATTATACCCCATTCCTCTTATATATTCAAGGGGTTATAAGGGGTTATATTGTTGTAAGCAGTGCCGCACAGAGCAATTTCTGTGCGGCACTGTTATGATTTTCTCGTTTACTCAAATTTCTAATCCGGAAATCTGCTCCCACTGGAGGATATATCTGTCATTGATGATCCGGTTGTCGTGGTAATGCCCGAAGAACCAGTATGTAAACTGGCACCGCTGATTGACCGTTTCCAGAAAATCGGTGAGCTGGTCACTTCCATAGGAGGGGTCGATTTTCCGCACGACACTGCTGGGACCGCAGTGGGACAGGATGCAGTCTACCTTCCAGTTTACCTGCTCCAGATTTTTCAGTGCCTCTACATATTCACGGGCATTTGGCATTTCTTCCGCCCACCAGGAGCGTCCTTTGACCCGGAACATTCCTCGCATTCGGCGCAGCAGCCAATACTTTTGTTCGAAGTCGGGGGCCTCCGGATCAAGGACGCCATCCTGAATGTCGTGGGAAGAGGCTCCTCCCATCGTGAACCAGGTAAGACCACCGAAGGTGAAGATCTGGCCCCTCATCAGGTGGAGGATATTTTCCCTCACCTCATGTACTCTGCCGCCGTGCCATTCTTTTTCCGGCAGGGCGTTCAGCAGGTCGAAGTTCTCATGGTTTCCGTCCACGAACAAGGTGGTGAAGGGTTTCTCAGCCAGCCAGTCCAGCCAATGCTGGTCTTTCTGGCCGCCGTCCCACAGCCCTCCAAAATCACCACAGATGATCATGTAGTCATTTCGGCCCATCTGCGTTTGCTGGGGGAAGTATTTGCTTCCGAACCGCTGGAAGCCGCCGTGGGTGTCACCGGTGATATAGATCATGCGGCCTGCCTCCTTTGCATGGCCTGAGTGATCTCTGTTCCGTCCTTGAAGCAGATGAGCAGGCTATCCTTGTCCAACACCTTGATGTTGCTGACCAGCTGACGGACGGTGAGTTCATCAAAATCCGTAAGGGTACCGCTGGCCTGCTCCAATGCCATGTCAAGTTCTGCCAGCCTGCTCTCGAAGGCCGCTGCGCCTCGCTGTTCCTTTTCCAGCTCCGCTTTTTGGGCCATGAGCCTCGTCTTGGCTATGTTGACCTGTTGAAGCTCCTCATCATAGTCGGTACAGTCAGCGCCGGCACTGACGATCAGCTGGAACAGCTCCAGCTGTCGTTCCTGCAGGTTCCGGATCTGAAGCTCCACGGCAGGCAGGCTCATCGTCTGTTCTTCTCCGGCAAGGACGGCCGCAATACCGGCTTTCACCGCGTCCTTGGCGGCCTGCATCCGGAACAGCTCGTTCATAGCGGAGATGACGGCGTCGTGGATGTCGCCCTCATCCAGAGTGGGAGACTGCTTACAAATCTTCCTGCCATGCTCCAGCCGGTTCTGGCACCGCCAGACGACCCGTTTGACCCCTTTCTGCGTCCAGATCACCCGGCGATAAGGGCTGCCGCACTCCCCGCAGACCAGCAGCTCGCTGAGCACATACTTTCCGCAGTATTTCCCGAGCTGCGTCTTCGCTTTGGAGGATGTTTTCTTCAAGCTGGACCGGCGGGCCAGCTCCTCCTGTACCTTTTGGAAGGTCTCCCGGTCAATGATGGCCGGGTGGCAGTCATGGACATAGTATTTGGGAAGCTCGCCGTTGTTCACCCGCTTCTCTCTGGTGAACAGGTCAGCAATGTAGGTCTTCTGGAGAATGGCGTCACCAATATATTTTTCATTGCAAAGCATCTTCTGGACCACGCTGTCATGCCACACTGTTTTCCCTGTGGCTGTTTTGATCCCATCCGCCATCAGGTCGGTGGTGATCTGCCGGACGCTGTGTCCCAGCAGAAACCGGGAGAAGATGCGCCGGACAATGGCTGCCTGCTCCGGGTCGATCTCCGGCTGTCCGTCCGCACCCCAGCGGTAGCCGAGGAAGGTCTTGCAGTGGTAATAGACCTTTCCATCCTTGAAGTTCTTCCGGTGGCCCCACCTCACATTGCCGCTGAGGGATTCGCTTTCCGCCTGGGCCTGGCTCATCATGAAGGTGAGTATCATCTCGTTGTCCATGAAGAGGGTGTTCACATTCTCTTTCTCAAAGTAGACTCCCACGCCGTGCCGTTTCAGGCGGCGGACATAGTTCAGGCCATCCAGTGTGTTTCGGCAGAACCGGGACACCGATTTGGTGATGACCAAGTCGATTTTTCCACGCTCACAGTCCCGGATCATTTGGAGGAAATCTTTGCGCTTTTTGGCCGAGGTGCCGGTGATGCCCTCATCCGCATAGAGGCGGACCATTGTCCAATCCGGATTGGCGTCGATTTTTTCCGTGTAGTATTCGATCTGTGCCTCGTAGCTGGAGAGCTGCTCCTCCTTGTCAGTGGATACCCGGCAGTAAGGCGCAACTCGCAGGTGCTTTTTTCGAAGATCCCGTTCTGTCATCTGAGGGTCAGCCGGAATCATAGTGACCAGTTTGGGGGTGGGGGCGGTTTTCTGTATGTTCATGAGGCACACTCCTTTTGATCTTTTTGGGATAGGCTGATCTCTCCGCCTTTGCCGATGCACACATGGGTTACTGCCGACTCAAAAAGTTCCCACAGGGTTTCTTCGTTCTCCGGCTCCAGCTCCAGCTTCTGCCGCAGCAGTGCCCGCCTGTGGGCCGGCGTTGGATCGTTCAGGCCGGCATACCGCTCGGCAGCGGCGGCCATGATCAGTGTTTTCATATATTCCGGGTTGATATCGGCCCGGTTAAAGCAGAGGGCCAGTTCATTTTCGATGCGCAAGGCATCTGTTGAAACAGGGGCGGCTTTGGGAAGCTGGATATGCTCAGGAGAATGAGCCAGCACTTTGAGTTTCTGCATCACTCGTTCCAAAATGATGCTGTCATCAAGATACACACTTCCGCCGCACTCTGGATTTTTACATCGCCAGCGTGGGCGGCCATGGGATTTGGTATCCCGTGTCATCTTTTCTCCGCAGAGAGCGCAGACTGCTTTGTTCCGTATGGGGATGATCTCGCTTGGGCATGGAGCGTAGGTATTCTGTTCTCTCCGCCGCAGGCGAACAGCGAGAAATTCCTCATCTGTCACCAGTCGGGGATAGCCGTCCATCCCGAGATACCGCTCGTTCTCCAAAATCCGCTTGACCATATGTTTGTTCCACTGGGCAGTATGTTGATGATAGCGCACACCTTGCCGGGCCATCTCGTCAGCGATCTGACTGTAGGAGCTGCCCAGCAGGTAGTGGGAGAAGATAGACCTTACAAACTTTGCTTCCTCCGGTTGGCAGTTGATCCTGCCGTTCTGAACCTGATAGCCGAAAGGTATTTTTCTTTGCCAAGCCATTTATCGCACCATCCTCTCTATGTTTTCTGACAGTTCCATCCCATTCAGCAGGCGGAATTTCAGCCGTTCCGGGCTGATAATGATGATCCGATCGAGCAGCTCTCCAAAGAGGTCCGAGGGAACCTCATCCAGCCATTCCGGACCATCCTCCAGATACTCCATCATTCGCTCTGTGTCATGGATCTGCCGGTCTTCACCGGCTGCCTCCAGAAGACGGCGGCGCAGCTTCCTGAGTTCCCGCAGTTTATGGTCGATCTCATCCATCTGAGATAAATAGAGAGCAGAATCCACATACCCTTTCGACTTCAGCCGAACAAGGACGAGATTCTGCTCTGAGATACGGGCTATTTCGTTGTCAATATCGCTGATCTTGCGGTTGGAGCGGAGTTCCCGTTCCCGCAGTTCCTGCAGTTGGCTAAGGGCAGGCCGCAGGACGGTTTCCTGACCAAACTTCAGCTTGTGATAGAGCCGCAGGACAGCCGCCGTAATTTCCGGTTCGGGGATCTGCGGGATGGGGCAGTTTGCTCTGTCCCCATCATGGCGGCGGCAGACCCAGTAAGTCTTTCCTCCTGTGATCTTTTTGCGGCAGAGAGACCCGCATTCCCCGCAGTAGATGTGTTTATCATAGAGGCTGCCCTTTTTTGTACAGTGTGCCCTCTGGAACTGCTCCTTGCGGGAGGACATCAGTTCCTGTACTCTCTGGAAATCCGCACAGCTTACGATGGCCGGGTGACTGTGCTCTACAAAGTAGCGGGGCTTCTGGCCAAGGTTTCGAACCTGCCGGAATGGAATCGTATCTGTGGCGCAGCTTTTTTGCCAGATCATATCTCCGGTATAAGTGATATTGGTCAGGATGTAGGCCACCGTACTGGGATGCCACTTCTCACGATTTCGGCCTCGGTCCACCCCGATCTGGTTCAGTTCCCTGGCGATATCATCCTTTCCCTGGCCGCTCAGATAAGCGGAGAAGATGCGGCGGACCACCTCAGCCTCCTCCGGTATGATCTCCAGATCCCGCCCTGCCAGCCGGTAGCCATAGGGGACGGAAGATGGGACAAACAATCCCTTTTCCATCCGCATACGGACACTGAAGCGCATATTACTGGAGTGGTTGGTCGATTCCATCTGGGCGAAAGCTCCATAGATTTGGGCAACCTGCTCCGAGGTCATCTTCCCGGTATCGATGTTCTCCTTCTCAAAGTGGATCGAAATACCCAGCCGGAGCAGTTCTCGCACGAACTGAATGTACTCCTGTGTGTTGCGTGCAAAGCGCGAGATCGATTTGCAGAGGACCCGGTCGATCTTTCCCTCTCGGCAATCGGCCATCATCCGGTTGAAATCATCTCGATTCCTTGCTTCCAGCCCGGAGATACCCTCATCGGCATAGATGTCTACCATCTCCCAGTCCTCTTTACCGGCGATGTGCTTGGAGTAGAAGTCTACCTGGGCGATGTAGGAGTTGACCTGATCTTCGGAGTCACTGCTCACTCTGGCGTAGGCTGCTACCCTCAGCTTTGCTTTTTCGGGGATTCTGGGGTCGATCACCGTGACCTGCGGAACTCTTGCTGTACTTATGTTTGTTTCCGTCATATCTTTTTTGACCTCCTTTCAGCAACACACACTACCACAGTCCTTCCGCAATAGCCATTACCAACACCAACGAAAAAGAAGTGGAAAGACTGGGCAATCAGCTATTCTCGTATAGAGCCTGTTCAGGCGAACAGCAGAGTGGGACGGAGCTTGCGCTCCAGCTCAACGCGGGACTTCTCCGCCTCATCCACTGTCAGCAGGCCCTTTTTGGTGAGCTGCTCCAGCAGCTTCAGCGCGGAAAGAAACACAAGGTTATCTTGAAGTTCTGTCTTAGTCATAAAAGCACCCTCCTGTTATGGAGGGGCCGCCCACCGGAGCCGATGAACGGCCCCGATCGTATGTTTCTTCTTCCTGGTCTATCTTTAAATGGCGGTATCCTGCGTGCGGGTAAAATCAGATGGTATTATAGATTGGGAGAAGCCCAACGCTGACTTCCAGCGCATGGTCAAGCTTGCACATTTGGTCTTCTCCAAGAGAACCAAGCTTATCCCTCAATCTGCTTTTATCGATGGTGCGAAGCTGCTCCAGCAGGATGATAGAGTCGCGGTAAAGACCTGGGACTGGAGCATCCAGGTTCACATGAGTAGGAAGTTTATGCTTACCTTTCCGGCTGGTGATCGCGGCTGCGATCACTGTGGGACTGTGCCGGTTGCCCACATTGTTCTGCAGAATGACCACAGGACGGATTCCGCCCTGCTCGGAGCCAACTACCGGCCGCAGGTCTGCATAGTAGATATCACCCCGGCGGATGTCCTCTTTGCGGTATGTTTCCATCATTTGCACCCCCTGTTTTTCTGGCTTAATACCACAAAAATAGGGACCGCTTCTCTGATAACCAGATCCCTTGCAGGATTGGAATGGTAACTCATACAGCAGTCATTCCGGTCAGTGAAAGGGCTGGCATAGAGCAGAAGCGATCCCCATTGCTTCTGATATTAAGACTTCACATTCGTGTTGTCTTTCTTTGGCGCTCGTATTCGACACTACTTCCCCAAGCGCAGGAGACTGTGCCACTGGCATCAGCTCCATAGGGCGACCATCTGAACCGCGGCTGGCTTCACCGCGTCATGGGACTCTCACCCCCGGCAGGATCTCTGTCGGCCGCCCTCATTGCTTGATCCCCATTTCGGTGGGGGCTGTGACTGGACGGAAGTATCATTGTCCCTGACGGAATCGTTGCGATACAGCTTGCCACAGGCTGTTTTGTGGACGGATGGACCCGCTTGGCACCTTATTTGGCCGTCGTTGATAGATGGTGATCAGCTGATTGACAAAACCGAACAAAAATGTATAGGTGTCTTCGTTTTCAACCCATGCCGCTCATCTACAGGTGGTCTTGGCGCATCCTCCAGCGTCGCTTGCTTTTTTCAAAAGCCCCGTCAGGAAAGTATTCAGACAATCGGATATTTGGTTTTCAAGGAACAAGTGAGAAGCAGTTCCTTCTCGCTTGTATAGGGGAAGATGTCGGCATTTTAATAACCCTCCAATTTCAATTTTCCAAAAGTTTTTTCAATTGCTTGAGGATGCGGACTTTCCGCTTATGGACCGCAGGCTGAGAGATTCCAAGCTCCCCTGCGTAATCCAGTTCGCTTTGGCCCTCAAAAAACAAACCCTGCACCAAAGCTTGATCCGCAGCAGACAACGCTGAAATCGCTTGGTACAGGGCCTCTTTCTTCATTTGTTCAAGGACGATATGTTCCGGAGTGTTGATGGCATCAATAAACTCCCGGAAATTTTCATAGGCGCCATCCTGACCGCCGATCATCCCGCTCATCTGGATCTCATGGTCAAAAAAACTCTGATCATTGTCCTTGATATTCCACCGGGTTCTGCAGTAAGTACGATAGACCTCCTCGGTCACCATGACTTCTTCATATTCCCGAGTGCAGGTGTTAAAAACAATAAGGGTAAACTTCCCGTTGGATTCCATGTGCCTTTCCTCCAAATTTCAAGATTTTGATGGCGAATCAAAATCTTGAAATCAGGGGTACTCGGCAATATAAGCCTCCCAGCCCATGCCGGCCCTCCCAATGCCGGGCAGAAAAATAGCCGGGGACGCATTTCTGCATCCCCGGCTGATCCCTGCCGCCATATTGCGGCAGGAATACAGCGGGCCGGGACACTTTACAGCGTCCCGGCCCTTGTCAGCTGGTCCTATTCATTTTTGCGCATACCTGCCACTGTACTGAGTATAGCAGAGGCAAAGTCGGAAGGGAGTAGGGATTTCGTCGGTTTTTCATCGGGAATCAATCGGGATAAAGTCGGGGCATCTCCAATTCTTCCTGAAGTTCCGGCACAGCATAACCAAAAAGGCAGAGGGACAATAAGAAGATCGCCTCACGCTTCCGGTCATAGAATACGCTTCGCTCCATATTCAACTCATCCAGCAGTTCCTTTTCTGTGCTGTTGAAACGGTGGATAAATTGTTTGGTCAGGATCTCATAGTAAAGTTCCCCCCGGTCAGGGTATCGTTTCAAGCGGAGAAGGGCACGGTCGATCACATCCACCAGCATCCGGTTTTCCATCACGCAGCAGACCCGTTCCTCAAACTCCTGCAGATCCATATCCGGGGCGAAACTCTGTAGATAGATAAGCCCGGTATCAGCGTCTTGAGCACCCAGCTCCCAGGCATACTCATGCAGTTCTTCCATCCGCTCACTGAGGACCCACACCACATCCCGGTAGATTTTCAAAATCAGCTTTACCCGATGATAGGCCAGTTGGCTGTCAAATCCAAGGGTCGCCATCTGTCTTTTGCATTTCTGCACAGTGGCGCTTTCTTTCCTCATGCCATTCTCCTCCTTCCTTGTTCGCTAAGCTGCGAACAAAATGCATACAACAAAGCCTGCGAACAGCGGAGCGGCTGCGCCCCTCTCTCAGGAGGAGGGGCCTTGCCGTACCAAACTTATATGAGATTGCGTGTTTCCAACCGAATACGCATGGCCTGCTTGGAGACTTGGAAGATCCGAGCCATTTCCGCAACCAGATGTTCATGGCTTCTGCCTGCGCGCAAACGGTAAAAACTCCTTTTTATTTGCGGCAAGGGCATGAGGAGAGCAGTAGCCAAGGCGTCAGCCTGCCATTCGACCAGACCATAGCTTTCATCCAAAGATGTTTTTCCTTCATAGGCAGCCACATCGCCTGTGCCAGAATACAGCTTCTGGTGCAGGACCCAGTGCCCCAGTTCGTGGGCGCAGGTGAACCGCAGCCTGCCGAGGAGCCTGTCCACACAAAGCCGCTCCTCCACTAAGATCGTTCCAGCTTTGACGGCGATCAAGCGGTAGCGTTTTTCATCTTGGTCATACAAAATGGCAGCGCCCTCATCGAAAATTGTTTCCCCAAGGATGCTCCCGTTCTTGCGTAGGCAATGATATTCCAGAGTTAGATCAAACTTGGTTTCTATGATAGTTTCAATGGGGACTGCCTGGGGAGGTCCGTCCAACAAAGCGGGATCGTACTCTTGCAGGATCTTCCGTCCAATGGTTTCAATTGCGTCCAATCGATACTTTGGTACAGACAAGAAAATCCCCCCTTAGTTCTGGCGGTTCTGCAACATTTCCATAAATGCTTTCCATTCCTCATCGGTAGCATCTACTTCTTTTGCCACTCTCAATGCTGCGCGGACGATGTCATGTTGGCGGATATAGTCAGGTAGATCGGCCGGAACTGTCTTCCTGGAATCTGCGGCTAAATCCAGCAGTATTTCATGCTCCTGCTTATCCAATTCCAGAAAAGAAGAGATACGCTCTACAAACGCTTCCTCTGGCGCCGGCCGGCGCCCCTGCTCAATATCACACAGGTACCCATTGGAGATACCGAGGTGTTTCGCGGTATCCCGGAGGTTTAATTTGGCCTCTTTGCGCCGTGTGCTGATGAAAGATCCAAAGGTCACTGGTATCCCTCCTTCATAGAGTTTCGCTGGTTTGCGAACATCTTGTTTATATTATAGCCAGTACATCTGTTCGATACAAGGATAAAAAAGGAAACGGAGGTCAGGTGTTAAAATTTCATAACACCTGACCTCCGTTTTAGAGAAAACTGCGGGCGATCCGCTTCATTTCTTCCACACACTCCTGGGGTGCTATGATCTGAATACCGCCCATAAATTTGAAGACCCAGCCGTAAAAGGTGCTGCTTGGATCGACTTCGATTTTTGCAGCAAAGTGTTCCTCGTCATATGGACGAGTGGGTACAGATTCTCCATAATGGTCTATGATGGTTTTCATCAGCTTGTTCTCGCAGAGCAGTTCAACAGAAATCGTGCGGTCAGCAGCAAACATATCAACGATCTTGTTGGTGTAGCCCGCCACATCAAAGCCTTCATCGGGGGTAAAGCCGGAGGGAAGTATCTTGATCCCCGACAGGCGGTCTACTCGGAAATGGGCCATCCGCTGGTGCTTGTAAGAAAAGCCAATCAGGTAATAGTGGTCATTCTTCCATTCCAAAGCATAAGGGTCCAGTTTATAGAGGTAACCGCCATGCTTGAGAACTCGTTTTTTCTCGGGCGTATATTCATAATACTGGAACTGTACCTGCCGCTTTTCCAAAATCGCCGTTTGGATGGCATCAATGATGTAATAGACTTGCTCATTGTCCGGTTTCACCCGACTGGATAAGCTGGCGAACTGCCGAAGCTGCTCTGCCTGATATGTGCCGGCTAAACGGCATAATTTCTGCACCAGCTCCTCAGACTTCTTGGCAGAAATGATCTTCGAGGATGCTACTGCGTCTGTCAG